AGTCACGACGTTATTCTAAAGGAAAGATTTCATCCTCCCAAACCATCTCCAAATGAGCCCACCTTTCCATGCCAAACAGTTTCTGAACAGCGGCCATGCGCCTCTCTAGAGGGCCTCCTTGCAATTTCCGCGATTCAAACTTCCAATGCCATTCAAAACTCAGACATTCAATCTTGTCCCGGAAACCAACTACGTGACACATTCGTCTCCAAACGGGTCCTCGGCTTGTTGTTCTCTTTGCTCCACCAGAAATTTCCCCATTATGTTGTCTAAGCCTACGGTCCACATTCACTGTGGCGCCTACATAGGTCTGGTAGGGAGGATCAATGGTCCGAAGAAGATAAGAGGACCAGGTGGCCATCTCTCTTTTTAATAGATATATACCTATAGATGGTATTGTTATCTTTTTAAGAAAGCAGGGCTTTCTTAAAAAGATACATACCTATAGATGGACTCTGGCCCTAAACCCCTCCCCAATATTTCCGAATTCAAAGAACTTGGACACATTCCGTATTTTCTAGCCGCCACTCTTCTCGTTGAGGTTGTTCTTATTTTCCTTACCCGCTATTTCCCCGAAAAAGTGGGTGGAGACTCCCTAAACGAGTGGTATGATCAATTTGGCCTCGAAGCTGTGATTGCAGATATATTTATTATCGTGATCGGATTGCTACTTTCACAGTATGTATATACTGCATATGTTGCCCCTACTTACGGCTGGAACCCTCTTCTCTTCGTAGCTGTTCTTGTCGGTATCCAGCTGATTCATGATCTCATCTTCTATTATGGAGTTATCAAGCCCATACCGCAGGGACTTAATAATATGATGGATCTTTTTAAGAAATATGCGGCTGAACATGGCAGCTTGATCTTGCTTGGAGATGCAGCTCTTGTAATCGGTTCCGCAGGTGCCACCTTTGCGCTCGAGTCAATACCCCCGTTTGCCGCGGCTGCTATGGCCGTCTTATCAATGTATACGCTTCCTTACATCTTAAATACAAAGGCGCAGGTGCTTGTATCTGTTCCTTCAAAGGAGAAGAAAGAGGAGGTGAAAAAGGAGGAGCCGCCAGCCAGGCAGGCTACGCCCTGGGATATGCTGAAGCCGCAGGTGCAGAGCCACAACCCTGTTCAAGCGGAAAGAAAGAGCCAGTGGCTTTCTGAACAGAGTGGAAGTCATGATCAGGTATTCAGCCCGTATTCACTCCTTTAAAGTCGTTGCCAGTAAAATTGAGGGATCAGATGAAATTAAAAGACATCATGCTGGGAAAGGTCTCCTCTTCTCTTGGCCTATATAGTTTTATAACTGCTCTAGGCGTTGGCCTGATCGCGTGGACAACCACCCATATCTATGTTTGTTTCTGTGCACCCCAAGGTCTCTGGGGATTTATTCAGAGCCTTGTCGTCATGGATAGCACATTCTGTCAGATACTCATGGCAGTTATTCACCACTCGCAGAGCCTTTATGGTGCGATGATGATAGCGTTTCTCTTCTCTATCATTGGCGCAATTGGAAAGGGTGTTTCTCTTCTTACAGGGGAGCCTGAAGCTGCGGTGCCGACTGTGATTCAGTCGCGGGGGATTCGTAAGATTCAATAATTACCGTTTTCGGATACAGATCCATATCATTTACCAGGGCTTGAAAGAGTGAGGCACCTCCCTCCTTTTTTACATATTCATTGAAGGCGCGTGTATCTTTTGGAAGACAGGCACCTGCCGGTCCTCTGAGCCCCTCGGAGCATTTCAGATAAGCCGTATCAATGGAAAGGGATTCGAGCATTGCGCCATAGTCTACTCCCTTCTTTTTACAGAGTTCATAGAATCCATTTGCAAAAAGTATTTTATTTGTATTGTATACATTCTGAAAATACTTTGCCATTTCTGCGGCCGTTGGTTCTAGGCGCTTGCACACAGGGTGTAGCCTAGACATTATTTCAAAGACTTCATCATCCACTGTGCCAACTATGCAAAAGGGACTCGCCTTGAAATCTTGATAGGCGCTTCTCTCTTTGAGAAATTCAGGTGAAAAGCAGATTCGCGGATTGTTGTATTTCTTTATAAGGCCAATTGTCGTTTCAGGAATGACTGTGCTTTTAATACAGATGATCCCTTTGTATTTATATGTATGCAGTTGCTCCATGACCGTATTTACAATGGAAAGATCACATTCGCCACTCGGCCCAGAATTGGTCGGAACCGCGATAAAGACAATCTCTGTGTCCAAGATATCTGCGAACTGTGAACCTGGAATTTTCGGATCATAAAAGATGGTTTCGTGCTTTTCAGAAAAGACATCGCGCATTGCGCTTCCAACGACGCCTAGGCCTATGAAGCCAATCTTCATACTGTTAATAACCAAGGTATATCTGCAAGATCATAGAACGCAACCTTTGAAGTGGAGTTGTCTGTGCTATAGGAAACGATGGCCTGCTCAGACTCGATGATCAGCCCGTAGGAGAACTCGCGTGTCTTTTCAAAAAGGAACGGCGCAGATAATTTTACCAACTTCATCTTGGAATCAAAGACAACAAAGAAATGTTTGTAACTCTTATTTTCATTGGAATGAACTGTGAACCAATACTGATCCTTGTATTTGGCGGCACAGGAGGATCCTCGTATACCTTCAAAGGGGCTCGGCATTTCCCTTTTCTCAATAAGAACTAAGTGTTTTTTTGCATAATCTATCTTGCAAAGTGTAAGAGGAAACCATTCGTAGACGACCCGCAGCTCGCCATCCTGTTCGTAGAAGGCCCAGTTTTTCTCTATCAGTTTTTCCTTTCCAAAGGTGACTCGTATTTTATTCATTGAGAAGTTTCCATTGAAAACATCTGAGACAAGTGTAAATTTACTCCAGCGCCTATGGACGCCAATGTAATAGAGTTTATCTTGAAATTGGAATAGCCTCATATCTTCGTATCCATGGGGTCCATTTATGGTAAATACATAAGATAGAATATCGGTTTTTTTAATAGTAAAGGCATTGTCCAGTTCCATCAGTTGATTTACCGATTTATCAAAGTCGCCATTATTGCAGCGATTCAACATAAGAAAACCATCTCCTTTTCGGATAATACATGGAGTGCTGGATCTGAATGGATAGCCAAAATAGGAGAATTTGTTGGAAAGATCTATTGTCTTTTTTGCGGGGAGCATCCTTAACGTGATAACTAATAAATAAGGAAGCTCTTAAGCTTCCTTATTTATTAGTTCTATCACTAAATTAGTCGTAGGACATTTATTTTAAGGAAGCTAAAGCTTCCTTAAAATAAACTCACGACGTTACTGATTCTTTCTCTTATTTTGATATTTAATTAGTAGTTTATTAAACTCAATATCTTTTTCACATTTATTCCAGCACACTGCTAGCTCTTTGACATCCTTATCAAACCCCTCTACTATACCGTGCACACTTTCATACACTTTAATAAACTCATTGGGCTTATTATTTTCAAGATATTCAAAGAGTTCTTTTCTTGGGATACGTTGTCTTTCATTTTTGTTTGTTAATACTATACTATTAGCATCTGATCTTAATGCAGTTTTAATTATAGATAAACAATCACTTTCTCTCAATGATGGATTAAGAAGTTTTTCCATTTTTTCTATAAATAAGATAGACCTCTGATCTTTCTTACATAGTTGAATATATTCTACTATTTTTTTATTCTTATACAATTCAAGAATCTTTCTAGGGCGAATATAACTACCCTTCTCTTCTGTTGCTGAACCATCTTTTATTTCATTTGTAAAGCTGTGTAAATAAATCTTACAAATATGATTTAAGAAATCATCTCTTTCTAAATCACTTTTCATAAAATTACATGTAGAGCAAGAAGGAACAACATTATTAATTATATAACCTCTTTCTGAATCAATGCGATCTATACCAATAACCTTTAGTTCATCATATTCATCACAATAATGACAGTGTGAATTTACAAGTGTATTAAACTGTTCTAAATTTAAATCAAAGAATAGATTCTTTCTAGTTGCGCTTCTTATATATTCATCAAAATGGGTGATAATATTTGCCTTTTTTTCTTTATTATAATCTCTTTCTGCTCGTTCTCTTTTCTCTTCTGTTTCTCTGAGTTTAACATAACACTCTTTACATCTCTTTACTATATCATTACGAAATCCTTCGGTTATCTCGATCATTATTTTACCACATCCCAAACACATATCAGGTGTAAGTTGACGCATTTGGTATTCTTTTTGATCGGCACTCCTTATTTTTTCAAGGCACTCTTCACATTTTAGTTTCTCATCTTTAGTTTCATTTTTGCAACTTCTCTTTCCATCATCACATATACGTATTCCCTCTTCAGCAGCTCTTTCCAATAATATATTTCTTTCACTATGCTTCCCACAATATTTCCCAGATGATGCAATCTTATCACACTGTTTACCCTTATTGTCATGTTGCTGAATAATAGCAATACATATAGTTGCTTTCTTCTTTTTCTCTTCTTTCTTTTCTATACAGGCAGCACAATATATTTCTACAGATCCTTCATCTAATAGTGATAAACAACGATGGGTTGAACACTTCTTCTTGTTATCATTCTTAGCAATAGTAAGAAGAGCTTGTTTCTGATGTTTACCACAAAATCCATTTTCTGAGATAGGCCTCCAACAGCGCTGTCCCTTTTTCTCTCCCTGCTCCATAAGAGCATTACAAGTTTCCATATTTCTTTTCTTACTAGAAAGGGAATATGTTTTTTTCAATTTTAATCTACTCCGTTTCGCCGGGAAATTACTAATTGTAATATCCAAGTTACTAATTGGAATACGCAAGGCCTCCCATTCCGCTCATCACGCGGAGAACGTTGTAGTTCGTCGCATAGATGTAGACCGTTGAGGACGTCGTCGTGCCAACCGCGTTGTTTGAGACCACCAGCAGGAGCGTGGTGTTATCAATGCGCGATAAGTTGCACGTGCCTGAGGGCTGGTGCTGCTCCGGCTGTAAAGCGAAGGAGTAGACGTTGATGCCGACGGCAGGGATGTTGGTGTGGTGCTGGTAGGGCTGGACCTCGTTGAAGTAGCGGCCCTCGCGCACCTGGAACCGATCGTGGCCGTTGAGCTGGAGCAGGGCCGTGATGCACGGGTTCTTGCCCGCCATGCCCTCGAAGCGCGTGACGGAGTAGCCAGACTCCAGCACGGACCGGTCCCACCAGTCGCTGAAGTTGAACGGCTGGGCACCCTTCCACGGGTTAGTGACTGTCTCGTCGCAGCTGACGAAGGAGTCGCGCTGCACAACCCACACGAGCTCCTTGCACGGGTGGTTGAAGTTGAGCTTCAGCTTGTTGGAGCTGGACGTGATGGACTCGCCGCCCGTGAACTGGAGCGTCTCGATCAGGTACTCGTGGGAGACCTGGGCGAACTTGCGGCGCTCATCCGTGTCGAGGTAGATGTAGTCGACGTAGAGGGAGGCGGCCGTGAGGTTCGCGTTGTTGACGCGCGTGCGAACGGCGTGGGAGTCGCCACTCACCTGCGGCGTGATGTCCCAGCAGAGGTTGCGGATCTCGTTGAACTCGAGGTTGATGCGAACCTCGTGATACTGGAGCGCGATCAGCGGGAGCGCCAGGCCAGGGTTGCGGTTGAACCAGAACTGAAGCGGGATGTAGAGCGTGTAGTCAGGCGCGCAGTTGAGCACCTCAGGGGAGGCGTTCGGCTCGCCGCCCGCGCAGTCATCGTCGCAGCCCTCACCGCCCTGCACGAGGAGGTTCGTCAGCTGCGGCACGTTGCCCACCATCTTGGCGTAGCCGGCCTGCTTGCCAGCCTCCTGCGTGAGCTCATTCCAGATGTGGAGCCACTGGCCATAGTGCTTATCGATGCGCTGGCCGCCGATCTCGAGCTCGACGGACTTGACGAGGTTGTGACCAACCCAGTTGAGCCAGCGGAACTGCGCGCCAGAGCCGTCGCTGGCCTGGAGAGACACCTTCGGCAGCGTGGCCTGGAGGTAGATGCGGTGGATCAGATCGCCGTTGCGCTGGATCGTGCACGTAACGCGCTTGCCGAAGCCAGGCGAGCCGTTGAACGGGTTCTCGATGGACTCCATCGCGAAGTTGGTGTGGCGACGGTAGACGACCTTAAAGAAGGTGATCTGCGGGTTGCCCGTGAGGTAAACGTCCTGCGCGCCATAAGCTACAAGTTGCATAAGTCCGCCTCCGGTCATGATGTATATACCTCATGAAAAGAAAAAATTTTGGGAAAGTGCCGGAATGGCGGGAAAAGGAAACTTTTGAACTGCGGTTAAAATTCAAACTTCAGAGGGTAGCCGGGATCACCGGGATCCGTGGAAAGATGAGCGTTTCTAATTTTTTCTGTTTTCCATTGTAAATCCATATTTCATACTTATATCCATTTTGTATCGTAGCTGTAGCCTTTTCCTCAATATTTGCTCTATGTAGCTGTATAGTCCATTCTGATTTTACCTCTATGATCTTATTTTCAGATTTTATATAGAAGTCAGGAAAGTATACATGTTTAGTGTCATCAATATAGTAAATTACCGTTGGAACAAGAGCTCTTCCGATCTTAATATCCTCTTCATCATAGAGCTTTACAAGCTCATCCAAAGCTAAATTTTCATACCCCTGTATTTTAACAAGATTTCCACTTGGCATCATGTAGTTTTTATAAGCAAATGATGATTTCTCTGATTTAGCCTGGACTTCAACATTCTGATTTGGATGACCTCCATATTTTTCAAGACATGTTTCTTTCCATTTTTTCTGAACCTCTTCTGTTTTTTTTGGATGCATACCATATTTTTTAATATTACTATCATTGATCTTCTTCTTTATTTCTGGAACTTGTCCAGCATTTACAAGGCCATATTTCTCCAAACATGTATTTTCATATTTTTGAGCTTTTCTTCTCAAACTACAGGCCTCGCAATAAGGATATTTATAAAGATTGAGCATCTCAAACTTCTTTTCTGTCTCAGCACCACATGAGCACCGAAATTTAATTCTCATCCGCTGATTATAACTTTCATACGATTCTAATAGAGTTGCATTGCCATCCTTTAGAATTGTATCCAATAATTCCTTTGTATATTTCATACTCCCTTAATGAATAATAACATTATTCAATTTTCACTTCAAAAGAACATGCAGCGCCATTTCCTGCTCATTCAGATCTTTCCAGTAAAATGACTTCACTTTGCTATGATTTAAGAGAAATGCCTCAATATCACCTTTACAGTATTTATTATGAAATAGGTCTTTATAATCGTCAGTGCCCAGTATAATAACTTCCTTCTTTTCATCAGGTTTAATGAAAAAAATGTGGCACGCCTCCTTCTTGCCTACACGAATCATTTCATTAAGAACAAGGCCAAAAGAGGGTTGATGTTCAAATGTGTGTCTTGAAAAGCAGATATCGAAACTACTATCTGCAATGGCTGGCATATGACGAATATCACTTTTTATCATTGAAATATTGCGTTTCGTATTCAGATCGATAAAAAAGTCACAACTGTCAACGCCGACATACTGGATATCTTTATTCAGCTTCATTAAGCTTGAATAGAAGGTTGCGTCTCCGCAACCAACATCAACAACACTTGTGTAAGCGCGGGAAATACAGTGTTGTGCAGAATATTTCTTTGACTCTGCCTCATCATCTCCAACCCACCATTTAAATGTATCATATTGTTTTGCGGCATTCTTATTCCACCAGACTTGCTCTTCCATCTCTTTTTTATTAACCGGTAGTTCTTTATGAAACAACGAACGCACATTATCGTTGCTTAAACAGGAGAATGGTGAAAAGATAGCAACATGTCTACTGAAGATGCATTCTTCAAAATAAGACCAACCAAGAGAAGTAATCCTGAGGCGAGAACTACTCTTGATACTGTGCACCAGGTGCAACTGAATGCCATGTTAGAACGGAATAAGCAGGTGGGCGAACTTGAAGAAGAGGCAAAGACATTAGAAAACACACTTTCTGCATTAGCAGACGATGTTCAATATGAAGTGATTGATCAGCAAATTAAGGCATTGAATAAAGAAATTGAGAAGAGAAAGGGGGGAAATGAGGTCTATGACTATTTTCTAAATACTGGTGAACTTCTATATCAGTATTATGATGTGCAAGAAAGAATTAACAGAGGCGCAGAAGGTATGTCAAGAGTATTTACATATAAGGCCGGTTCTGGAGATGTAATGAGTTCTCTTCAAAGTGCTTCAGGAACAGCAGTGGCCCCGCAACCTCAAGGCGAGACGCTTCGTAGAGATAAACTTCTGGAGATTTATCTTCAAAAAGTGGATCCTGAACACGCGCGCTCAAATACCGAAGTTCTGAATGATCCTTATGGAACATGTGAAGAGTGCGATACTGAGATGATCTTTTCGCAGAATGAGGCCCTTTTCACTTGTCCTAAATGCGGATATCAGGAGTTTGTCTTGATTGATTCAGATAAGCCGAGTTATAAGGACCCGCCGCGTGAAGTGAGCTACTATGCATATAAGCGTATTAACCATTTCAATGAATGGTTGGCCCAGTTTCAGGCAAAGGAGAGCACTGAAATTCCTGCAGTTGTCTATGATGAAATTCTGGAGGAGCTCAAAAAGGAGCGTATTTCTAATTATGGATCTCTGAAACCTACGAAGATCAAGGAGATTCTTCGTAAACTTCATTACAATAAATATTATGAGCACGTTCCTCATATTCTGAACAGGCTCAATGGTGAAACGGCACCTGTGATGTCTCGTGAGATTGAAGAGAAGTTGCGGTATATGTTCAAGGAGATCCAGCCCTCTTTCCAGACTCACTGTCCAAAGGGGCGGAGCAATTTTCTCTCGTATTCGTATGTATTGTATAAGTTTTGCGAGCTTCTGGAGCTCGATGAGTATCTACCTTGTTTTCCTCTTTTGAAGAACCGTGATAAGCTGTATGTGCAGGATAAGATCTGGAAGCTGATTTGTCAGGATCTGGCATGGCAGTATATTCGGTCAATTTAATAACGGTGAGACTTAGACCCGTGCTCATTTTAAATTGCCGTTTAAACATCAATTGCCGTTTAAACATCAATTGCCGTTTAAACATCAATCACCATATAGATTATAAAATGGTTGATGTTTCCAGTGATGGGCGATTTATGAAGACAAGTTTCCTTGAGAAATCAAACTCTAAAGAAAAGATATTTAGAGCAAAAGACTTATTTAATCTACCTGCTAATATTGATTGGTATTGGCATGAAATTACGCTTTTATCTTATGGAGATGATGAATATACACAACTAAAGCAATATACAGATATTGAAGCAGACCCAAATCATTATCCTTATTGGCAAAATAAGAACGGGACTGATATACTGAAAAAATTATATTTTTATTTAGTGACACCGACTTCAGACTATCTTATACAGATATAATCTGCTTTCCACCCTTTCCATCATATATCCAGAGTTCAAAGCAATATCCCTTTTCCTTACATGTTTTTGCTTTCGCCATAGTAATATCATTTTTTTTATTGAATGTCCAAGTAGATTTTACTTCAATAATCCTGTTTTCATGCGGTATAAAGATATCTGGGAAATAGAAGTGTTTCTTTTCTTCCATCATATATTCTACACGAGGAACATCATTGCGATCTGTTTTTAACTGCTCTTCTGTATAACTTTTTACAAGTTCATCAAGAGCAAATGGTTCATATCCTTGAACCTTTTTAATAATACCACTTGGCATTTTATATTCTTTGAACTTCTTTGAATTTCGTTCTGTTTTTGCTTGTATTTCAAGGTTCTGCGCAGGATGTTCTACGCCATATTTTGCAAGAAATGTTTCCTTTCTTTTATCACGAAGTTCTCCTGCTTGAAAGTTATGTTCTACACCATACCTAATCATCATTGTATTCTTTATTTTATCTTGAACTTCTTTATTATTTAGGGAACATTCTGAACCATACCTTTCAAGATTAGTCTTTGCGATTTTATCCCTTACTTCAGCATTTTGTGATGTATTTTCAACACCGTATTTTATAAGATTTGTTTTTTTTGTTTTTTCTCTGACATCTTTATTCTGTGTTGGATTTTCACATCCATATCGTTCAAGATTAGTTTCCTTGATTTTATCTTTTACAGTCTTGTTCTGAAATGCGTGTTCAGTTCCATATTTTGTAATATTAGTTTGTTTTGTTTTTTCTCTTATATCTTTATTTTGATTAGGATTAGAAACACCATATTTTTCTATAAAAGTATTCTTTGCCTTTTCATTTTGTATTTTACTACAGCATACCTTACATAATGCACCACCCCATTTCAATATACTTCTGAAGGATTTAGTATGTTCATTTCCACATATACATATATAGTTAATTGAAGTATCTATTGATAATTTATCATATGTTCCTTTTAGTGTAGCACTATCTTTTGTTAATACTTCGGATAATAATTTGCTATCATAAACTATCATAGGCTTTTTCTTTTGAGGACAAGATATATTACATATAGCACCACCTTTATCAGAAATATTACTGAATTTTTTTTCGCTTTCACAACCACATTTACATATAAACTTAATGATTGTTCCATATCTCAGTTCATTATATTCACCTATTAATATAGCACCATCACGAGATAAACATTCATCAAGAAGAAATTTATCAAATGTTCTCTTTACTCTTGTTGTTTTCTCGGACATGTTGATTGACCCAATCTACTATAACAAGATAGTTTCAATTTTAACCCTACTCCTTGTATATCTTAGGCTTCTTCTTTTTACTATTATATTTTGGAAATTGGTCACCAGTTTCTATTATTCTTATTTTCTTAATAATTCCTCCTTTTTGTTTTCTTGTTAAATTAATCATTTTTTTATTCTTTCTTGTTTTAAACATGTTAGACAACTTCATCTAATATACCGCGATAACTAACAAAATGACAAATCTTCATTATATTTGCATTCTATAGATTATGAAAGTCAGAATCTATAGAATCACGATGACAGTTTTTTGAAGTTAATAATGGACTAAATAACCGTTAACTCTATGGCGGATCTCTTTCTGGAATCTAGACAGAGAACCGAGTTCGTCTTAAGAAGATTCTTATCTTGAAGCAGTTCAATTATAAAGTGATATAATGGCACTTATAGAAAATATAGTATATTATATAATGCAGTATATAGTAAAAATAAATGGAATTTATGATATACTATGCGGATTATGTATTTTACAGTATATAGATATACCTTATCTTGGAACTATTCATTTGAATATGATAAAGAATAATGAAACTAATTTTATTTTTCAAAGATATTATGCCTATTGGATACTTACATATGGTTATATGCGATTAACAAGATCAAATATAAATTTCATAAAAATGTCCTATTTTATTGAAGCGCTCTGTATAGCGAATGAACTCTATTCTACGAATGATATATATACAGAAAAGGCATTGTTTGTAATCACCGTTTCTTTGTTATTTGGAATAATATCATAGATCCGTATGATAGATGAAAAGCCGAAGAGTAAGATGGCATAGACGCCGTTTCAACAAGACGGCCAGAACCATTCGTGGATGAGGAACTCGCCCCACACACGCGCTTACCCTAAGGGTTGGCACTTACCCCTTATGCGCCTAAGCGCGCATGGGGAAGCCGACGAGGTTGGCACCGATACCGAAGCCAGCGCCCTGGCGAGCCGTAACACCGATGGAGGGGGAGACAACGTCGAGGATGGCGAAGACCGCCGCGGCGACAACCGCGAGCGTCAGGATCTCCTCGACCGGCAGGGACTTCTTCGGGACGAAGATGGCCGCGATGGCGACGAACAGACCCTCGATTAAATACTTGATCGCACGGTTAACGATTTCCATAGTGAAGTCCATTTAACTGTATATTTGGTAGGTAGATTTTTTTCCAAATGCGTGCAAGCGCCGCTTGAGGCCGGCCCTTTGGGTAAGTGCCCAACCGAGGCCGACCCTTAGGGTAGCCTAAACAAATAGAATCAACTAATCTTACAGATGGCAACCCCTGAGCGTGAAGACTTCCTAAACGAGGATCCTGAAATCCCTGGGCAGAAGGTTGTTCTCTTAAGCTTCCTTAGCCCGGAGAAGGTGTTGGCGAAGAAGGACCTCTTTTACTTTGAGTCCTTCCTCAAGCAGTTCGAGTTCAATTTCCGTATCCGGAATCTTGAGGAGTTTCTTGTAAAGACAATGGGCACCATTAATAAGAAGCTTGATGATCAGGCCATTGAGTTTGATAAGCAGGATCTGAGCGGCTGCGCTGATCTCTGCCGTTCCAGCAAGCTCCGTGTTGACACGACTATGGAGTCTCTGCAGGAGTTCGTCAGGGGCAACCTTAAGGAGATGAAGGAGACGAAGCTCAAGGACAACTTTGATGACTATGTCTATGCAAACAAGACAAAGCTCGAGGAGGAGTTCTTTGCTCTTAATAATTTCCAGACGAGCGTTCGGGGACTCAAGGTCCGTGGCGTCTATGGTTCCCAGGCTGAGGCGGAGGCGCGCTCTAAGAAGCTGCAGCGTGTTGACCAGATCCACAACATCTTTCTTGGTGAGATCGGCAAGTGGCTGCCATGGGACCCTGCGCCGTCCGATGTGGCGAACCAGGAGTATGCCGAGGAGCAGCTTAATACGCTCATGAAGAAGTATAAGGAGAACGAGGAGGCGCGTGAGGAGTTTATGAAGGAGAACCGGAACAGGCACAAGACGGAGAAGGGAAATGTGACGGTTTCTAATGCAGCTGCTCCTAGCAACGCGGCTTCTGTAGCAGGAAGCAGTTTCAACGCAATGTTTGACGGCCCTGCCGATCTTGCTATGCAGCGCAAGATGGAGGCTGCGCCTAAGCCCGAATAAAACAGGCCCATCCATTCACACGACCCGTTGTTTCTGAATTGACCAGATTCCAATTAGGGTCTTTTACCAATGTAGAATACAATTCCTTATTTTTATAAGAAAGAATATCATCTAAAAAGAGAACTTTCAAATTCTCCTTTGAGATACTTTCCCAATCAAGAGTGGATCCATATTCACCCCCATCAAGAACAAGCACTTCAGGTGCAAAAGGGCAGGGAATTACTGCAGCATTTTTAAATGTGAATCTTTCTTCATCATAATATCTGCAAAAATGATCAGATCTACGAATTTCTGGTGAAAAGGTTGCCGGTTCAGGAAATGTCTTTCCAACAGAAAGTCTTCCATGAATAATCTGAAGCTGCAACTTAGCGGCATGTTCAGCCAGATTTAATTCTGCGCATCTACAGAGATACTTGTTTGATTCGTAGGAAACAAGCTTGGCTGTTGAACAGGCCCCATCGCGAAACCCATCTAAAATACAGAGTGTAGTGCCATTTCCATTCCAGGTTCCGATTTCTAGCCACTTTGTAAATTCACCGTATTTTGCGCAACTATATAAGAGTTGACCCATTTTTCCTTCTCTGTTAATCTGACCGGGTAAACCAAGATAGCTTGAATAATAGATTTCATCCTTTCCAAGAATATAGTAATTTTTAGAGCCTTCTATAAGGGTATAGCCTTCAATATAATGTAAATAGCCTTCACTACTTAGTAAATCAGTGGAAGCAATGGCACGTAGAGTTTCCATCTATATGTCATTGATTAGAGGTTGTTATATTTAAACCGCATTTACCGTCTACCGTCCTGGCTTTAAATTAAGAAAGCTCGAAGAGCTTCCTTAAAAATAAGGTATGACGGATTATTAGTCATTTGACATTTAATTTAACGCTTCATAAGTAACATAAGACTTACACCGCTAAGCAGTAGCAAGCCAAAAATAATACCCCCTAATGTTAAATATGATATTCCAAATGGAAGCCCCGAACTATTATCTACAACACAATTACCTTTATCATCAAAGACTCTTCCTTCTGCACACTTAGACTTAAACCCCTCTACACCCATAGAGGTTAGATTGGTAAAGCCTGAAATACTGTTAGGAAAGAGGTATCTAATAAACGGGATCAGAAGAAGGATTAAACCGAAGGAAGTTAACGCAACAAGGAGAGCATTCTTGCGAACCATTCTATTTATCTATACTTAACGGTGAGACTTAAAATAAGGAAGCTCAGAGAGCTTCCTTATTTTAAGTTTATACAATAATAACGTCACGACGTTATTTGTAAGAATCAGGGTCTGTAACCAGGGGGGCCCGTGCCCCTGGGATTGGGCGCCGAGCGAAACGCCAAATATAGACCAATTATAGCGAAAATTGCAACAATTGCGAATCCTATTATATATCCTAGAGTCGCATTATTTACAGCAAAGCCCTCAACCGCCTGGCAGTCACCCTTTTCATTCTTCTTTGTGCCAGGCGGGCAACTGTTCTGAAATCCTTCTACACCCTCATCGTAGTAGTTGTTCGTCGGGGTAGGGTAGATCTTTTTGCAACTGCCATTTTGGCAGAACTCTCCCTCCTGGCATGCAACGCCATAGCAGCTCATGTCTGTGAACCCCATAACACTGCGAGGAAAGAGGTATTTGACTAGCGGGATAAGAAGGAGAATTACAACGAAGGAAGTTAACGCAATGAGAAGAGTATTCTTGCGGGCCATCTACTATTAACCTCTATTCTTCTTCAGCCTTTGGGAAGCAAATTCCCTTCACACCTGTTTCATCAGGATGGCATTTAGCCGCATCACCGCACGCATTTTCAATCTGAGGATTACAATCCATGTCTACAAATGAGCTCGTTGTAAACATAAAATAGATGGCAATAAGTGCGAGAATAGCACCTATGACATATAAATAAACCATGCTATACCCCTGTAATTTTATTTTTACTAAGGAAGAACCGGGAGATCCGATACCGGTAGTCTAGGCGGCGCCGTTCCTCTGCAATATCCATTTACACAGGATAAGGGGTGGTTGCAAGGGGGTAAATCCACCCCACACTGTGCCTGTTCAGTGCCCTGAAACGGCTCAATATACTTGGAAATGCGGAGCATGCGATCCGCCACTAAAAGGGCAAAGGCAACGGCTGCAATAATTAAAAGTCCATAGATTGAATTGTCCATCTATTAACGTCGTGTCTTTATTTTTTAAATAAATGTCCAAACACTAATAATCCGTCACGACATTATTAAACTTTGCGAACTTGTATGGCCGGTCCCTTTAGTTTGCGAGCAGCACTTGGATCATATTCATTACCCCCCTGTTTCTCACGCATATGAGCGGCAGAATGAGCCCAGAACTCGGGTGCACCAATGCGGAAATCCCCGTGGAATTCGGCCTTATACCAATAAATAATATCCTCTAGTTTGTTGCTCTGGCTTGTATTGTCAAGCACAAGACACTCAAAATTCTGTGTGCATTGATCCATGATCTGGCAGAAAAACTCAAAGGAGGGAAAGGCAGATCCGTAATTGTCAAAGATGCGCTTACGATTACTCAAGTAAGGTTCTCTTAAAATAAAGACATAGTCAACGTTCGTGCGCAGAGCTGGCTGGATACCCAGTGGGTATTGCATAGTAATCAAGAAGAACACCTTGAGCCAGCGGCCGTTCATGAAAAGGTAGCGAATATTCTTGTCGTGTGTCCAGCTGTCATCATACATACAGTCATCTAAAATCATGAGAGAACGAGGATCATATCGCGACTTCATCTGACCTGCCGCCTGTTCTTCCATTATTTTCGCCATAATCATTTTTTGCCGTTTCACGAAGTTGGACAAAATCAAAGGATTATACTCGCCGTGAATGAAAAGAGGTGGAATCATCTTTGAATAGAAAGAGTTTGATTCCTCCGTTCCTGAAATTACAGTTCCAAGAGGCATATCCTGGTGATTATAGAGCAGATCACGAACAAGTGTTGATTTACCTGTGCGTCTGCGACCTATGAAAACACATACGGCATCCTGCTGAATTTTCTTCATATCAAACTTTTTCAGACTAACATCCATTGCGGAGGTCATTGCTAATATACTGACTAACTAATTTTTATTATGCGCTTTTACTTGCCGCAATGATTCTTGATGAGAAAAAGATGGATAAACTCCGGGGGATGCAACTCCCTGCGCCGCGATTCCTTTTAGATCCGCTGTCTGAAGATTTACAAAACGTAAAGGGCTACAAGAATCTTCAGACTTTCTTCCCAGCCATGACGAAAGTGTTCAAAATCAATAAGTTTCAGTCCGATCAGGCTCGCCTGGATACGCCCTGGCAGATTTTGTCTGTTGATTGTTCTGGAAACCAGGGATTTTGTCACGTGATTCTGAAGGAGGGTGATGTAATAACAAGAAAACCGGCCTATCTGAAAGTGACCCATCTTCTGGATCCTGTTCGCTGGATGAAGGGGGGGTATAGTTTACCCAAGGAGTCAGGCCTCCCTTGGCATTCAAAGACCTGGACCGCCGCCTGGCACAAGATTCAGGACCCCTGGAATCAGGCCTATGTTGAAGTGATGGCAACCTACGCCCTTTCCAAGCTGCGCATTCAGGGTGTATCTCCCCATTTTAATTACTTTTATGGCTCTTTCTGTGCAAAGGCCGATATGTATCGTTACAATATTAATGATGACTTCTCCAGTTTTCGGAATACACGCTGGTTCTGGAAGGGTTCAGATAGAGGCCTCTATACTCTGACTGTTCTCAAAAATGGATCGGCAGAGGATGTGCCCGAGGAGGTAAAGAATGATCTCTTAACAAAGCCTGAATATGATGAGAATGAAGATGACGATAAAAGCTCTCTCGATTCAATTGACTATAAAGAAGGAGATGAAGAGGGCAGCCTCCACTCAGCCTCTCTAGAAAGCATGAGCTTCGCTGAAGAAGATGAAGAAGACGAAGAAGAGGAGGATGAGCAGTATGCTGTATATGCCAGTATACCTAACTTTCCTGTTATGCTTATCTTTACTGAGCCCAATGAAGACACGATGGATTCTCTCTTAAACCCAGATAAGCATAGCGTGAAGCCTGGATCACCTGAGTGGGAGATCATGTGGTCAGCGTGGATCTTCCAGGTGATCGCGGCCGAATGTGTAATGCAAAAAGTGTTTGGAATGACACATAATGATCTTCACACAAACAACATTGTCTGGAGCAAGACGGATCTAGAATATTTGTATTACAAGGATGCGGCTGGTGTTCACTGGAAGGTGCCGACTTATGGAAAGATCTTCAGGCTGATTGATTTCGGTCGGAGTATCTTTTCTATTAATAATACCATGCTGGTGAGCGATGACTTCCGCGCTGGAAACGATGCTGACGGTCAGTATTCATTTCCTCCTCTTCACCCTAAGCCGCGCGAGATTGTTCCGCCGAACCCATCGTTTGACTTGTCTCGTCTTTCCGTGAGTCTATTTGAGAGTCTATTCCCCGTGAAGCCCGAGGATAGTGAGAGTAGGGCCATTTTATCCGAGGAGGAGGGGCTTATCGTGCGCGAGTCCGTCTCTTCTCTATATAATGTCCTGTGGTCGTGGATGGTGGATGATGATGATCGAAATATTCTTGTGACGGCAGATGGAGATGAGCGTTTCCCCGATTTTGATCTGTATAAGCATATCGCGGCAAAGGTTCACAATGCGGTGCCTTCTGCTCAGGTATACAAGGCGCCCTTTTCGCAGTTCCAGACAAAGGAGGCTGTGGAAAAGGCGTATTCATTGTTTATATAAATAACGTCGTGACTGTTGCCATATACGTCGTAGGACATTTTAGTTAAGCAAGCTAAAGCTTCCTTAACTAAAAGTCACGACGTTAAAACCTCGGAAGTCCAACTTGGATTTCCATCTCGTTTGCAACCTCTGCTCCACCACTCATGATAGATTCCATACCTGTCTTCACAGAGGTGACTGACGGCAGTAGAGAAGTTAGGAACTGCATAGAGTCGGGTAGCAGCTGAAGAATCATTAAGACGAGCACACAGCCAATGATAAAGTCGCGCATAAGCGACTTTACTGTCGGCTTCGTCTTCTCCACAAAGTAGGTGCTCGCGGCACCTACACTCGCAATCGCTACGCCGCCGAGGGCAATTCCAGCCGCCATCGTTGAGGAGGGGGTTGACATGTTCTGGGGCTCAGGAGGAAAAAAACAGGAGGTTGTTTCCCGCTTCGAGAAATCAGAGTTCCTCATAATCATGTTCGTTTGAGAGTCCCTCGGGTGCATCACCTGTGAATTGCAACATCTCATCTGAAGGCTCGTAATTATCAATCGTATCCACCTCCTCTAGATTATTTCTCTCGGGATCATCAGGGTGAAAGACAGAATTTATGTTTGTGAATCGGACACTCGGCTCCGTATCAACAACGATTGTTTGCTGTGCTTGCTGCTCTGCAGGAGCAGCAGCAGGAGCAGGAGCAGGAGCAGGAGCAGGAGTAGGAGCAGGTGCAGGAGCAATAACTACAGGTTCGGCAGCGGGTGTTGGTGTAGGTTCAGGAGCGGGTGCTGGTGCAGGGGTGGGTGCAGGTTCAAGGGCAGCACCTGATACGTCAATTACAGGGGCTGAACCTGATACATCAACTACAGGCTCTGGTGCGGGAACAGGAGTAGGGACCGTTACAGCCTCTGCTGCGACAGCGGCAGCAGCCGGGGCCTCCACCTCATCCTCTCCATCGTCATGGAGATACTCGCGCAGAATGTTCTTTACAGGCAACATACTGCGAATAGACTGTAGGACTGCCTCGTTCAGAAGTCCTTCTACCGTATTCAGGTTCTTCTGGCGATCAATTGGCGTCCCCGTAGGTGTAAAAAGATAGACATTTGACCAGAGAATTCGGCCTGAATCAGACATCGTGCGATGGAGAAAGTGATCCAGCTTCGGAATCGTGATCTGAAGCTTCTTATTCTGCTTTGAACTTAGACGAATGGCAGAAAGAACCTTTGTGTGCGCAATAAAGACAGCCGTCAAAAGCTCCTCCAGATAATCACACTTTGTAAGTGTAAGAATACGGCCTGTTTCGCGCTGAACCTTGTCTGCATTCCAGTCGGGGATTTCTTTGAGCAGATTCTGGAAACTCCAGAGCAGTTTCTTAGGATCTGCATCTTTTGTCTTTGCATCTTCAACAAGTTCTAAGAAATACTCTTGAAGGGCTGGCACAATGAACTGGGAGAGCTGTCGTGTATACTCTCCCTTGGCCTCCGCATACACGCCGATATTTTCATTCATATCCATTTCTCCTTTTAGACTCGTTCCTTTTGTGAGTCCTTTTCACGCGCATGTAAGAAAACAGCCAGTTGCGCCCAAGGAGAGGAACCACTTCCTACCGCCGCAAGACAACGTTGAAGAAGAGGATTTGTCCAGCCCTCGGCATTTGTGTAGGCCTCAAAGACTGAAAATGGATCCACGCCCTCTCTGCGGAGTCTGGGAATATCGTGGGCAGCGATTGCAGTAGCAACCTGGGGCTTCAAAAGACAAAGTCTCTTGGCTAATTCAGTATTCTTCACTTTTCTAAACGATTCCTTGGACTTCATATTCACAACAGTGCATCGGCTCAAAATAGGGGGTGAAAGTTTCCAAGGTTCACGCACTTCCAGAACACAGGTAATATTCGGTGAAGCCGTCTCCAGAATACGGCGTAGAAATGCCTGTGCTTCCTGTGTCAGATCATCTGCTCCTTCCAGCCATACATACATGGGCTCTCTGGCCCTCACCTGTTGGTGAAGAATCTCACGGCCTTCTCTCAGAGATCGGTCAATCCGAGTGTTCCAGCGGAACAGTTTGGCCTTTTGTAGCTTTGCTTGTGTGCGAATCCATTCGGTTTTGCCTGTTCCAGGCTCTCCACATACAAGTATAGCGCTTTTCACCATTTCTTTTCTTTAGCAAGACAACCTTAGACCTTCTTGCTCTTCTTTGGAGCAGGAGGTACTATAACATTAGGCCCCTTTCTCTTTGGGGTCCTAGTTCTATTATTGCGCCTGCGACTCATCTTTCTTGGTGCATTGGGAGTAGTAATTATACGATGTGCTCTGGTGGGAGTTACTTGTTTTAGAGGTAGATCATTTAGCCTTTTATTTGTTAGATGAGGTGATGTGTAAGTATTTCCTTGCCCATGTTCCATAACATTTTCTAGCAAAGCACTTGTATTAACCTCTTTAATATTTTTAAGATTCCTATTCGTTAATGTATTATTAAGGCTAGGCCCGCCACCAGAATATCCTCTCTTCATTGTATTTCCTTTGAACATACCATTGAGTCCGTATCCAATACGACCCATATATAACTGATTGCGAGTCAGGCCTCTCGCATTCATTGTCAACTTGACAAGGGGCGCATTGCGCTTGCGCCTCTGAGTTGTGCGGTTCTGAGTTTTACGGCTCTGAGTCATTCTATATAAGCGTAGTATATCTTCCCGCAATATAGTTCACTCGTGTATAGCCCATCTCTCTTAGCTTTTCCGTGGCTGCACGAGCCCTCTGTCCAGAGTTGCAATAGGCCAGAATACGCGCATTCTTCTCAGGAATCTGAAGAGGGGCCTGAACGGCTAAATCTGCAGTCTGAATATGGAGAGAACCGGGATAGAAGCCAAGTGTATTACGCTCGAGGTCCGTGCGCACATCCAGAATTACATCATATTCCTTCTTTTGAATCTTGGCCCTTGCATCCTCTGAATTCACGCGGTAGGGCGAATCCATCGCATACTTATACATTGCCACTAAGACAATGCATATCAGGGCAACAGTGGCTGATCCTACTAGAAAAGCAATTGTTGGTCTCTTAGTTACTGCCATCTACATACCCCTTAACATTTCCTGCAGAAGATTCTCATCGTGGATCGCATTTTGCATCAAGCTCTGCTGAAGAGGATTGCGCTCAACCGCCGCCACTACATCGCGCGTGTTGCGCTCCATGCTGATATCCAGATTCAGAGGAACACGATACTTCACCTGACCCAGATCACCGACGCCTGACGGTATGCTGTTTACGCGATTTACCGTATTGGATCTATCATTAATGCTATCAGCATCCAGTTTCTTGTAGGTCACACCATTCTTCTCTCCAGTGAAGACGGCCACATTTCCGTTTCCAGCAATCGGCTTGCGTCCCTTAGCCACCTGTTCCCTATTCGGGTTCGTGCGCATGTTATACGCAGCGTCGTGGCTGGTGAAATCCTTATTCGCAGAAACACCGGGTCCAAAGTGCTCAGACTTGGCGCTGATCTGCGCCTTCTGCGTTGGCCTGGCGATATCGTCGGGGTCATATACCTTGAGTCTGGTCGGTCCATCTGCCGGTGACGCAACACCATAAAATCCCCAATTAATTGTGGTCTCCTTAACTGTCGTGCGCGCAACATCATTAGGGTCCCAGACAGTGACAGCCGGTGCACCACCCGCGTAGCCAACAGGGGTTCCTGTCTGTCGCATATTTCCACTTGTCTCCTCTCTCCTCGTCGGCCTACTGGGATCATCATAGTGAACCGTTACGTTGCCTGTATCAGCCGGCACTAAGTTCAGGCCCATGACGCGCTCACCCGTGGCTGAGCGCTCGTTCGGCCGGATCTCAATGCTTGAACGACCATAGTCAGCTTCGGGCGCATCCACGTCGTTCGTGTAATAGGAAGTTCCGTCTGCGTTACGATAGCCAGCGCCGCCATACTGCTGCGCCATCGGTGTGCGGTAAGAACCAGTCACATAGGATTCGCCGAACTCCGTGGAGGCCCCTGCAGGGATATACTCAACAGACGTCTCAGGGCGTGACTGGTGCTTGAGAACCTGAACAGGGCGCGCCGTCTCCTTCTGCGCATCGGAGGCAAAGGCACCAATGTAGCGCTCACCAGACTCGTCAATGAAGAAGGTATCAGGCTTGTATTTACGAACTTCACCGGCTGACTCAGATGCAGAGCCAACGAAGTGCGCACCAGGCACGACGGGCTTATTATACGTTAGCTTCGGCTTATCGGCTGTGCGCAGATCATCTGTGCGGCGAATATTCTTCATCATGGTCTCATTCACCTCGAACTGCTGGAAACCGCCCTTGCCTGTTGAGCCAAACTTCTCTTCAACACCAGCGGCCACGCGCACAGGCTCAAACGGCTTCTCACCTGCCCTGCTTCTAGGAATGTCAATGTGATCCTTGATATAGTCAGCACTCGGTTCAAGACCGAACGGGTTGCCATACGGCTTATTGGCGGTGTCAAACATTGTCTCAACCTCCCTCTTCGCGATCACAGTGGTTCCCGCTCCTGTGTAGGAGTCAAGGATTCCCGTGTTTGTCTGGGCACCCACATTTTGACGCACTTGTCCACCGAAGAAGGGAGTCATGTTGTTATGAGTAAATTCCTTGGCAGAGACTTTCTGACCCGTTAGAGGGCTTGTGACGAAGTCTCCGCTCACATAGGCGGAATTCTCTTCAACACCAGCAACATTCATTTTGACCTGTGCTGTGGCGGTGTCAATCGGCTGGGGCTGCGGGGCGGATCCATAATCTTGCATGGAATCCTTGGAGGGCGCCGTCGGATTCAGCCGTCCATATGAAAACGCAGTTCCCTGAGGACCGGGATTCACTTCGCTGGGATAACCTGGCGCATACATCAGATCAAGACTCTGCTGTGCTCCTCTTCCAGGGCCAGAAGCAAGCTTATTTTGAAAAGGTTCCTTCTTTTTAACAGAAATAGGCGCAGCCACCTCTTCTGTTGTTGTAGGAGTGCTTAACTTGGTAATTGCATATCCAAGACCAAGGAGTCCTGCTACTGCTAGAGCTTCCATACTAACCTACCGTGATGTGCTAATTTCGCGCAGTGAAAACTGCGCGAAATTAGAAGATTTCCAGTGGTGAAAACTGCGCGAAATTAGAAGATTTCCAGTGGTGAAAACTGCGCGAAATTAGAAGATTTCCAAGGACAAAGCCCGTCTTTAATTATACCCATTCGGTAACCCTATACAATCACCGTGAGTTCTGTATTTAATCCTGTCATTATCTCGGGAAGGAATGAAAAAGTCGAACGGTGTCTCAAAGGTGAGCTGAGGATTGTGCGGCAGAACTTCGAAGCGGTTCCAGCCTGAATCGCGAAGAGTGCAAGGAGGATTCGTCAGACGATTGAAATTCTGAGGAAAGCTCTCATCAGGCGCAGGGCGAAGAGGAACCTTGTTCATCGCGTTCGTGCTCGGCTGATAGGACTGGCTATTTCCACGAACTCTAGAGCCCAGACGATTAATATTTTTCAGATCGGATTCAACATCCGTCTTCCACTGCCCCTCTTTCCAGCTCGCCCCGCTGAATTGAATGCGCGTGGTGGCATCCACAGGAAAGGAGGCGGGGCAATTGATACCGGGAGCATTTACGTAATATTGCATTGAATAGCCTGATATTCTCATATCATCGGCCATGCGAAAGTCATCCATGCGTAAGTGTGTTAGGGCTTGTTGTTTTGCTGCGGGTTGACCTGTAGACATCTAATTACCTAGTTTTTTTGTTTTGCGACCTTTCTTTGTAGAGTGACACTTTAAACTATAGGCCCAAAAAGGTGTCAGCTTTTTATTTGAAGAGGCAGCATTCGGCCTTCTAATTACATTCGCAAGAGACTCACGAGTAAGTCTCTTGTGAATCTTTCTAGTCTTTCTTCTTAACATCCTATTCCCCTCTTAGAACTTTTCAGGGTTCTGGCATGCCTCCTTTCTAAAAGGCTCAGGCGCGAGAGTAGCGGGATAGGCCCACATCTGATAGGTGGGTTGGTGAACCGGCTCTACATTAATCTTAAGAGGCGTCGTGTATTTGGCATTCTTTCTCTCAATCATGCCCTGCTTGACATAAAGGGGCTGGTGCTGTCTGTCATTTCCTCTTGTTGTGGGGCGAGTAATACCCTGTAGGTCGGACTCCAGATCTACACGACTACCTTGAATGCCGGATACTTCGTTTCCACCTACAAGACCGAGAATGTGACGAGCGGCACGAACATGCTGATATGCATAGGCGGCCTGATCATAGCTCTGAGGATTCTCTGCATCCATTCCCGTTTTCATAGCCGGCTTTTCAAAGGCCTCCTGGTAGGATGACATTCTGACTTAACGGTGAGACTTAAAAATAAGGAAGCTCGAAGAGCTTCCTTATTTTTAAGATCCATCACCAAATTAGTCGTGGGACATTTAATTTAAGGAAGCTAAAGCTTCCTTAAATTAAATGTCCCACGACGTTACCTCAGGATTTTTAAAACCATGTGGTAAGTGCTTAGCAATTCACATCGCGGATGTAGGAACGGCTGGGAATTCCACCGCGAACCCATCCAGGCGCCGCCACCTCTGTAACGAGGTTCTTGGGATCCTGGATGTTATTCTTCACTGACGCAATAAGCGGCGTGAAGACACCATCAAACTGCATTTCGGTGACCGTGCCGCACTCCTTGCCCGTGCGAACCATCTCGCTGTGGAGAAGAAGGCTCTCCACATCAGGATTGCCGCGGCCACCACCCATGAACGGGACGGTGAGGAACGGGCGCGCCTGGGGACGGATATTGCACCGATTGTTCTTAAATTCGGGCTGGTTACGAAGAACTGAATCAGCATCAATGGCCTGGTTGTTGAATCCAAATCCCTCGCGAGGGTAAACAACCAGATTGTTCACGGCCAGAGGATTCACCTCGCGCGCATCGGGAACAAGGTTCGTGGTATAATATTTGCCATTCTGGATTGACTGCTGGTAATACTGGCTGATGCCGCAGTTGTCATCCTTTGTGTGAGTTGAGCGATTTATCTCAAAGGCTGCCATCTCTGTTATCCGGTATATATCTTTTTTTCTACATATAAGATAAATGAAGGAGTCCCTTGCTAAAAAGTTTTGCCGTTGCGTAAAAGCAGTGGCAAAGACTTTAAAAAATAAGAAAAATGAAGGGATAGCCATTGCGATCTGCACAAAGTCTGTTCTTCAGACACGCAAAAGGACTCTCAAGAAGTTTTCTTGTAAAAAGAAGATGGTGCTCAAAACTCAGGCTCTCAGCGCTCAACATTGAGCCAAGGCATCTTACCTCCATCGGTTCCGGGAAGACAGGCCTCGCGACCTCCCTCCTTACACGTCTTTCCAGGAATCTTATAGAGCCAGTTCTGGTAACTCTCCTGGTCATTCGGGATGGTCGTGCTCGGCATCGTGATGAACTGGCGCTGGCTCTGTGATCGGCCGAAGACATCCGTAGGGTCGCTGGTGAATTCAACGCGGAAAAAGTCGTCCAGTGTCTGTCTGTGTTCCTCTGTGCTAGCGGCAGGAGGGCGTGTCGGGTTATACTTGATCTCATTGATGAGGACATTCATGAATGGGTTCTTTGGTGTCGGAAAGGTGACATGTTCAGCTTCCTCTTCAATCGGCATAGGAACAATCGGACTCGCTTGAAATGCCTCTTTCTTGGGGGGGAGAGGTGCCATGATTGCAGGTATACCAATTCCGAAAAACAGCACAATAAAAAAGGTTGTGATCATGGGAACATCAAACATCTTTACCAGGATTCCAGTAAGAATCAGGGCAAAGATAGAATTTAAGACAAAGACATTCACGAATTCACTTACGCAAAGTCCGTGTTGTCTTGTTGTCCAGGAGCCATTCAATGTGTTTGCAAATACTTGAATGTCCTCCCAAAAGTATGGGTCGCATAATGTAGTTGACATCCTCTATCTTACCGTCTATACTTATTTTTAAGGAAGTTCGGAGAGCTTCATTAATTAAAAGTCACGACGCTAAGAACTCATTTTTGTCTTTCGTGTTCCAATTAGACGTCCAAAGAATCCCATTTTAGCCCTTTCGTTTCTTTCTCTATTATAGTTGCGTAGATCTCTACCAGATCTATTCATAGTTTTACTATTGAACATTTTCTCAGTTCTATTCTTTCTATTTTCATTATTTGCCTTTGCAAGATTTGTTCCATATGCAGTGTTTGTAGAAAATTTATTAATATGATTTAGATTATTTACCTGCAGTTTATGTTTAAGAACACTCAAATATAATTCTCTATTACTATTTTCATTTTCATTTGTCTTTTTAAATAAAGATTTAGGAGTAAATCTTTTTCTATCTTCAATTTCTGGGAATTCTAACCAGTTTGGACGTGTTTCATCTGTTCTAATATTAATCTGTTCAAGTAATGCATCTACATAACTAGATATTGTAGCACCTAGTGTTGTTTCAAGATCAATTGAATCTCTGAACTTCCTACTAAGTATAATTTCGCGCGCAACTTCAAATTCAATAAGAAAAGTGTCAATCAGTTTAATCATCTCTTGTTTGTTTTTATAGTTATAGTGTCTTGTTACTGCCTTGAAAAGTGCTCTATATCCAGCAATAATACCATGTGTTAATGTACCATGTGCCATCTCAGAGATTGTGCTGACACTGATAGAGCCTGTAAATCCAAGTATCTGACCAACTTGATATGGTCCGAATTGAGGCATTAATTTCTTCAGAGATGATTTAACCAATGTGGCCATTGATGTATAATGTGAATTTGATGGTCCTGAACTCCACAGTGAATAGGCAGCTCTACTTACTCCAGAAAATCTGCCTCCTGCTTGAAGAGGAAATCTAAGATTTATATCTGCAATAATTGTTTTAATATCTTCTTGTGAAGGAGGACCACCTATTTCATCTGCTTTTGCTATTACCTTTGAAGTAAATTCATCAAAGGCTGCTTGATCATTTCTGTCTTTTAACATATTAGCAAGATAATCACCTGATCCACCTGAGCCATACCGTGCAGATAGAAACTGTGTTCCAACTGTAGAAAGATATTCATCTGTCTTTGCAGTAATTTCTATTTGATTAAAAAGTTGTTCTGCATAGTCGGGGTCGGCTAGCCAGCTCGTCCCTGCTGCAAAAGTTGCCGCGGGCAAGATATATCCTAGTGATCTTACAACTGCTTCAAATGTTGTTAACCGACTCCATGAGCGCTCTATTGCTTCTTCTCTGCGACCGAGAAATCCTCTTACTTTAACAATAAGATCACCACTCAGAATTAAACGTAAAATAATTAAAGAAGTAACAATTGCCTCTTGTTCTTCTTTGCTTGTTCTCTTATTTTCAAGGGTCTCAACCGCTTCTACAAAATCAAATCCGGGCTTACCTTTGCTAAAAAGCCAGCGATAAAGATCTCTTGTGGGTTTTGTCTGAAACTCTCTTGCGGCCTCAATTACGTCTTTAGAAACGTTGGCCTCTTTATGACCCTCAACGGGTCGGTCGCGCCTATAATACTTAGCTGTGCCATTTACAACACCTGACTTGCGTGCCATGGCAGGTGTTAGAAAATTACGTAATTTATTTTTCCAGGTTTTTTCTGGCATTCTATATAGTATTTACTTTAAAACGCGGGGGCAAGTGCTGTTAGCCACTTACTAAATAGTCCACTCTTCTTTCTTGTTGTATTCAAATAGTTAGAATTCTTATTGGCTAGTATCTTTTTGTACAATTTATTCTTATTCTTAAATGTATTACCTGGGGCACTTCCTCTTAATTTGTTTAAACTATTCATTACACGTTTAACAGCTTTCTCCTTTTTCTTTTCCTGTTTGTCACCTTCAAGAAGCCCACTCTTTAAGATTAATAAGTCACTTTTATTCCAATGACCTAAATATTTCGCTAAGTCTTTCTTCTCTAAATTAGTTAGCGTTTTATTTTTATTATTTATGGCGGCGAGCCTTGTATCACGTATAATATCCTCTGCCTCATTTGAATTTATCTTACCAGAAATCAAGTTTTTGTATATGTGCTCAGCCTCTGATTCTGATAAAAATTTATTAAGTTTACGTCCTGTTTTAGTAAGATATCTATTGACTTTAACTTCTTGTAATTCCCTATTTAAAGCTGCTGACTCTTCATCAAAATTAAACTTTTTTGATTGCGAGTTATTGCTAGGCATCTACTATTTACTTCTTTTTTCTCTGCTCCAGCTTCTTGCGGAGTCTGGCCCTCGCTGTGGCCAGACGCCCTTCACCATCGCGACCCGCTGACCGCGCCGCCTCAGGCTCCTCGAACGAAAAGGACTTGCGGAAACCGTCCAGCATCTCCACAAAGGCCGGGTTCGCCTGGAACTCCTTCATGAGCTCCTCCGCCTCGCTTGCGAGATCCTGCGGCTTCAGCTCGCCTGACTGGATCTTGTTCTGAAGTTTCTTTGCAACCTTCATCATGACCCCCTTGAGGTTCTCAGGATTCTGCGTCGACGCGGACATAAGAATCTCAAACGCGCGTGTCGGATCCGTCTCACACGCCTTGATATCCTCTGCAGACATACCAAAGTCCTCAGGCTTGAACTCGCGAACCATGTCCTCTGCCAGCTTAGCCAGCTTGCCCTTCAGAAACTTCTCGGGGAGAGGGGGGAGAGCGGATCCCTGCGACCCAAACATGTTCATGAACTTGTCTGAGAGGTCCTTGAACTCCCCACGGTCCATGCGACCACGGAGACCCTTCATGATCTCATCCACCCACTCCTGGGAAACTGTCTGGGCACCACTGGCGTCGAGGGAGAGACAGACTGTGATATCAAGGAGGCGGAGATAGTCAAGGATAGCCTTCTTTGATGTGGCAGAAAGAGCCTCCCAAACAGCCTCCTTGATGAGAACATTAGGGAGCACACAACCGGGGTTAGCGGTTGCACTGCGCGCCTTTTTCTTGAGAACCTCGGCCATATACATTCTCACCCTCTCGGCAGGGCTGAGGTCCTTGGCAACTTGGATATCCGTTGAATACTCGGGACACGCTCCCATGAGATCATCGCAGAACTCGGTATACTTCTTATCGAAGGTGTCCATCTATCTCTCCCGTATGAGTTCTTGCCCGTATTTATACGACATCAAAGATCCTTCGCCTTCTCACAGAGGGCACAAAGAACCTTCAAATACTTCCAGATGGATGCGCGGTTCGCATCACTCATCGTTGTCCAGTGCTTCTGAAACATCACAAGGGCGATTGACATCTCATTGAACTGCGTGGAAATCTTCCGATTTGCATACTCAATCACGACGACCTCGTCCTCGCGTCCAATCGCCTCGTGCATAGGCTGATAGACATGGTCATAAAAGAGCTCAAGTATCATCTTTGGATTGATCTTCTTAAGACCCTGGATTGCCTCTAGAGCCATTTTAATGTCGCGTTCTTCAGGATATGTCTCAGACAGGTCCTCAAAAAAGCGTATGAGTTGTGTGTTAAATGCGCCTAGAAATGACATACTTCTAGAGTATACTTATCGTAATCCCTTTAAAACGCCTGACGCTAGCGCCTAAGCGGCTAGCTAATTGTTGGTGCCTAAGCAAACCAACTAAAGGCTAGCGCCTAAGCGGCTAGCTAATTGTTGGTGCCTAAGCAAACCAACTAAAGGCTAGCCTATTGTCTCGCCGCCGTCTTTGGAACACCATCATCCCGTGAGCGTTGATAGGCCTCCATTTGTTTATCAAAAAGCTCTTCTTTCTTTGATCTGGATCTGCCTGTCTGACTTGCCTGCACTGTTGCACCGGGAAATTCCTGACTGCTGCGGTCACCCACACTTGCGGCACCATTTAGAAGTGAAAAGGCACCTGTAATCAACAACCCTCCATCTCCAGCCGTTGATGTATCGGAGTCATTGAAACTGTAGCCAAATGACTTGTTAAAGCTAGTATTTTCAAACATGCTCCATGCAGCCGGGTCACCTCCGGCCCCAGGCCCCGGAGATGACTTCTTCTCCGTGGTATTCACTGCCTCCTTCATCTTTTTCTCATAAAGCCAGTTCATCACATCTGCTCCAGCACGAGGCTCAGGCTCACCTGAGATAACAATAGTGGGAACTGTCTTGAGCCAATCGGGAAGCTTCGGCCTCGTAGGGGAAGGATCTGCGCAGACGAAACGGAAATCCCCTTTCCACGGTGTCTGTGCGAGTTCTTGAAGAAAGGCCTTTGACCATTTGCAGCGATTGCTGTAAAAGCAAATATGAATAGGCTGCCTCTGGCTCATTACAACTTCTTGAGAAGCAAAGCGTTACAACTCCTCCGCAAAATTGAGTGTTTAACTCAGATGGAACAGCCTCAAAGCGCCATGTCCAAAGTAAGCCGTTCAAAGATTCGTGTTGTTGCACCTGCTGCTGCGCTTTCCAATGAGGGTCCCTTCAAGAATATGCGGACAACTGGAAACACCCTGCAGTTCACCTTGACACCCACTCATGTCTCCTACGCGAATACTGTGCGCCGTGCTGTTCTCACTCTCGTAGAGACGGTTGCTTTTAACTCTGATATTCAAGAGTTAACAGGTCTCACCAGCGATGTTGTCATCACAAAGAACAGCACACCAATGAGCAATGAGATGCTCGCCCACCGTATTGGCCTTCTTCCTATTCACGTAAGCAATCCTCTTCTCTGGAAGCCGGAGGAGTATCGCTTTGAGATCAAGGCTGTCAATGATAGCACAACATCAATGGATATTACTGCCGATAACATCGATGTATACAAGCTTGGATCACCGGATGAGGAGCCCCAGAAGGTTCCGTCAAGGAAGTTCTTCCACCCTCATCCTGTGAGCGGAAGCACGTGTCTGCTGACTGTTCTCAAGGGCCGCCTCAGTTCAGAGAAGCCTGAGGAGCTCGAGTGTGTCATGAAGGCGACGGTTGGAAATGGAAAGCAGAATGCTCGATTCATCCCTGTGAGCCAGTGCTCCTACCGCTATACTCCCGATCCCGATGAAGATAAGAGGAATCAGGTCTTCATGAACTGGCTCACGAATAACAAGAAGGTGAGCAGTGTGGACCTTGAGGCGGACCAGGCGAGAAAGGGTGAACTCCAGAGGGAGTTTGCCACGATGGAGGCAGCCCGCTGCTACCTAGAAGAAAATGGCGAGCCCTACAGTTTCGACTTCACGGTGGAAACGGTAGGTGTTCTTACACCTGTCTATATTCTGGCGCGGGCCCTCAGTCTGATACAGGCCAAGTGCATTCGGTATGCCTCTATTAATGTTGGCGACCTACCCGAGACCCTCAAGGTTGTCCCGGCCGATTCACAGCTCCAGGGTTTTGACTTTATCTTTGACCAGGAGGACCACACTCTTGGCAACCTGTTCCAGACGTGGATTGAGCAGAATCTGATGGACTCGGGTGAGATCAGCTTTGCGGGTTACAAGGTTCCTCATCCTCTGCGTGATCAGATGGTTCTACGGATTGGTGTTGAAAAGGATGGTCAGCAGGTGACGGCGCGCGCCGCGGTTGCGCAAGCGGCGAAGGGGTGTGCGGACATGTTTGGATCGTGGCGCGCATCACTTGAGCCGTTCCTTGCGAAGTAAGGACAACCTGGCTCAGCCGTTCCTTGCGAAGTAAATCTTAGAATAAAATAGATGCCGAATCACAATTGGTCAACTGGATTTACAGATAGCGTTGATTTTTACAATCATTATCTGGAAAAAATTCATGCAGAAAAGTTTGGTAATGTGATTGTAGACTCGGCGGAGCCGGCTGAGAGTCGTTCTCTCATGGTAATTGATATGCAGAATGATTTTATTCTGAATCCTGTTTCTCCAACTAAACCTGGTCGTTTTTCAGTCTCCGACGGTGAAACCATGGCTCAGCCCCTCGCCAACTTTATTAGAACAAACGCCCAAAAATTTACTAAGATCGTCTTTTCAAGAGATACTCATACAAGTGATCACTGCTCTTTTTTTACGAAGGGCGGCCCCTTTCCTCCCCACTGTATTGCGAACCACGATGGTGCTGCACTTCATGAATCCATGAAGCCCTTTTCCACTCTCCCTAATGCTGATGTAATCTTCAAGGGTTGCGATCATGGAACGGATTCATTTAGCGCTGTAAATTATATTAAGAATGGCAATACAAATAAATATGCAAATGGGCGCCAGTTAGCCTGCAAGCACGAAGGTGATACTAGTTGGCTCTCAAAGACGGGATCTTGGTATCTCAACGATAAGAGCAAGAACTTTGCTGATATGCCTTTTGTTGCTCCGATTGCCGACTGCGGCAATGTTGAAAAGAATCCCCTTCTACCTGCCGACTGTTCCACGGCGACATCTGAGGCGATTGCAGCTCAGTTAGGTAAGAAGTTCAAAATCGAGGATTTACTCGAAGAGGGACAGACAAGTGGCTCGCACAATGTGTTTGTTGTTGGCCTCGCTGGCGATTGGTGCGTGAAGGACACAGCCATGAATATTATGAAATATGTAAAGAGAAATGGGGGTAAACTAAATGGTGTAACTGTTCGCGTATATGTGATACAGCCTTTTGTTCGGTTCCCTATGCTCCCTATTCAGCTGAATCGCGTAACGGCTGAGCAGTATTTGGATACCAGTAATGAAAAGGATGTCAATCAGTATTTATTCACATTAATACCCAAGTTACACCTATTAACGCAGGGTGAAGTTTCTGGAGTTCAAGACATTGTCAGGACTATTATGGAAACAGGACAGAACCCTCCCCCCATCTATGTCTCCTACCTAACGGGTGCTCTTCCGATCTTAGAGGACTATCAAAAAACGGGAGTTAAAATTGTAAGAAACATCCCCTCCTTTACAATGGGAGGTAGACGGAGAAAGACGCGCAGATCATCAAAGAAGTCTAAGAAACAACGCACGAGAAAGCATCACTGAAGAAGCATTTTCTGCTCCCAAAGAGGCAGGGCGTTGACCAGGTCAACCACATCCTTCATTACAATGCTGCGCTTCTGAGGGCGGAGATCGGCCAAGTAGTGCGCATGCAACTTGAAGACAATTGTCTTCGCAGGCTGGGGAATATCGGCCAGAACCTTCTCATGTGACTTGTGAACCGAGACATACGCATCATAGACAGCCTTGGTGGCGAAACGCAGCTTCTGCTCTAAACTCCAGAAGATCTCCTTCTCCTCGGAAAAGTGAGTGAGATACTCTGTGATCTTGTGAGCGGCACGAAGACGGAGGAAACGATCCACTGCTAGCGCATCATTTCCGCGTAGGCCCTGAAGATACGTAAAGGTCGTATTCTTGAGGCGCCAGCGATTTCCCTTGTCGTCCTTGAAAACGAGTCCCTGCCACCTCCATCCCTTTTCCATTGACTTTGTCTGAATGAGATCCCAGATCTCCTTTTCGCTGCTAAAAGTCATCCGATCTACAAAGACCTTCTGTGCATGGCAATGGGTAAAGAAGACATTTCCACTAGCATCCACCTTTCCATTCTCAACTGGAATAAGATGCGGATTTGTGAACTTCGTAACAATCTGGTGCTCAGGATGCTGGAGAACAAGGCTCTGGAAAGTGCTAGGGAAGTCTGCACTCGGCTTCTCGACATAATCAAAGAGTTCCTTCGGCACAAGCGCATCCGTAAACAGCTCCTTGAACGTCCTCTTGCTATAGAAAGTTCCACCTGCATCATACTGAGAACGAGAAGCCAAATGATACTTCGGCTCGTTATTCTCATCAAGAGTTCCAATTACATTGATCATTACGCCCTCCACAAACTCCTCTACTGTGAGAGTGGTGTCAATAGGAGGAGGGCCCTCAGTGGCCTTTGGCGGTGAAACGCAAACAGGCCTGTTCTTCACCGTGTCCCATACAACTGAACGGAACCACTGTGAACCATCGAACTTGGAGAAGTCAGTTACTCCACGTGTATAACGAATGATAGCGAAGTTTGTGCTTACGCAGTCCCGGATGGTAAACTTACCACCCTCTTCTGATGTAAGAAAGGACTTCAGAGACTCCCACGAATCATAGCGATTAGTGAGAGAAATAAAGGGGGTCATTGTATACTATGTATGAATACCCTATCCGTCAATTTTTCCAAATAGAAACTCAGTGTTAGAATAGGGGATATGTCTGAGGAGAACAAAGAAGATAAGAACAAGCAGCCTGCTGAAGCGCCTAATGCAGTTGCTGAAGCGCCTAATGCAGTTGCTGAAGCGCCTAATGCAGTTGCTGAAGCGCCAGAAGAAGAACAAGGTATTGATCTAGGCGACAGAATATATATAGTCGGCGGAGTCCTTGATAGTCTTCGTGGCAAGATTTACTATCTAGATGAAAATCTTATGGGAATTTTACCCGATGGTGTTCTTCATCGCATTGAACGAATCCCCATTGTAGATGGAGATTTTGACGAGAAGCTTGGAATCACAAATGTGTATGTTCTGAAAAAACGTGTCAGTCCCGCCTTCGTCGTCCAGTCCGATTTCCAAGAGGGCTATCTTGCCGAAACGGTGAAGCCGAGTGGAGAGATGGGAATCACTTACAAGATTACCTCAATCAATGAAACCGAAGATAGTGCCGTTTTCGTGGATAACACGGGTGCTGAAAAGAAGATCACCTTTGATTTCACTGGAATTCCCCAAGATGAGGAGTTCGTCGTTATTCGCGTGAGAGAACCAGTGGAGGAAATCCCTGATCAGGCACCCGATGCCCCGAAGACAGTTGAAGAGGAAGAGGGCCTCGAAATCCTTGATTCTCTTGAAGTCCCCGAATTTACAGAGATTCGAGAAATCTATGCCACCCAGCGTTTCTATCCCGATGTTGTCCAGCGCAATGATATGATCCAGGATCTTCTTTCAGGACTAACGGTAAAACAGCAGAAGAATCCCCAGAAACAGTCTGAGATTCGTAAGCTGGTGGAACTCATGATTCATCTTCGTAACCAGGTTACGAAATATAACAAGTCAGGAGAGCCGTCTGGATTAACAGCAACCTACTATTCCACTCTCGCCCAGCTTCTTGAAAAGGGTATTGTGCCTCTTTCCAGACGTGTAGCACCTGTCAAGCGCGTTCTGTATCTGGATCACTCGGCGGAGGGAATTAGAAAGATGAGACGTAAGGAGCAAAGTGGTGATCCGGTGACGACGGGATATGACACACTCGATGTGCAGTATCTTCAGGATATCATAAAGGAGTCAAATGAGTATTATGAGGGACAGATAGGCGGTATTCAGTCCCAGCAACTCAATCCTGATATTCTTCCTAACTGGTATCTCAGCTGGGAGGGATATTTTTCCAGATACATGAAGTCCTGGACAGCAGGATCAAATGAATTAAGTAAGACATTTGGCGTGGATGCAGAGTTTTTCCGCGGCACTATTCCTGATGCCGAGGTGAAGCTGGGAGATGGTCTTTGGACTACAGAGAATGAAAAGGTGCCTGTAGGCATTGAAGCGATAAAGGACATTCACTACAGTCTTCTACGAGGCCTCGGCTCCCGTATGGGCAGACTCAGAGAAAAGGATGCGCCGCGTGTGATTGAGTCCGCGGAGTCCACGCCTATTGATAACTACATCCTCTTTCCTCTTCGTTATGACAGAGATCTTGGAGCTATTCGTTCAGGCAAACTAGCAGTCGATATGGATAAGGGAATGGGAAAGCCACGCTCTATGTTCCAGATTCTGAAGGAGCAGCCTGTCACGGAGGTGCCTGCAGCTGGCGCTATTATTAGTCTGAATTCTGGATCTCTAGGAAATATCACAATCGAGGACTGGCTACGCGGCCAGCCCCTTCAGACACGCGGATTTGCAGATGTCATGAATCTTCTCTCTTCCTTTGGCCTTAATACGAAGGAACTCAGTCTGGATCAAATGGAGGTGGTGATTGAGAAACTCGATTCATATAGAGCTTTAGTAAGAGCTTCTATTCAGAAAAACAATGAAGATGCCAAGGCGGCCCTAGAAGCCATTTCCCTAGAGAACAATCCTCTTCTAAATCCTGATACAGTGACGGAAAGAATAGCCCAACTTATGACGGAGCCCTGGTTTCAGAAGGCCATTTCCATTTTTCAAGCGCGCTTTCCCACCTACAGAGAAAATGACATTGCTCTCTTCGCGTATTTATTCAGCCAGCAATACGATTTCACCCTGGCCGCTTTATCAGGTGCACCCATTACTCTACAGCGGGAGATTCGCAGAAAGAGTCGTGGTGATTTCTTGGAGCGGCTACACCAGGCGACGAAGCTGCTTGAGAAGAAGCAGGATGTGGGTGAAGTGCCGCGGCCGAATCCTTGCCCCCACGTTCCATCTTTAACGGCCATTCGCAAGATCAAGGATGCGAATCTTCGCATGAGAGCGCTTGTCCAGTTTCTCACAAAATTCAGAGGTGAGATGAAAGATAATTGGCTCCACTGTATTGTCTGTAGTCAGCATGCTCTTTGTAATCATGAACTTCTTCTGATCCAGGAGTATTTGCGACCAAAAGAAAAGGATGTTCTCCACAAGGAACTTCTTCTGGCGTTCAGTGGAGGCCAATTCCAGGGGCGCTATATCTGCAAGAATTGTGGCCAACCTATCTCAGATATTGATTATGACACAAGCCTCGAGTTTGACGATGAGGGGCGGCCGATGATGGGTCGCGCTCAACTTGTAGACAAGGACGCCATTTTACAGGATGAGATTGAGCAGTTTCTCGGACCTGCCATTGTAAAAGAAGAACTCGTCTTTTCCACGGAGCTTCAGATAATGATCTACAAGGTCACAAAGCAGCTCTCGTCCCGTGTTGGTATTCAGTTAACGGAGGCCGGTTTCAGAAAGATTGCTGCGCGGGTTGAGGCCGATCTTCTGAAGCAGCCGAATCGCGAGGAGTATGCCAGATATCAGAAAGCGAGTAAGGCAAAAGGCCTTGCCACTCTCGACTATGATGTTCTGAGAAATCGCGTTTTAGTTCTCTCTCTTGGCGCCTATTTACTTATTGAGGTTCAGACAGCAATTCCTAATTATATGATTCGCTACAAGCTTCCTGGTTGCAGAGCCACCTTTTCGGGATATCCCATGACGACAAAGGATCAGACAGGAGGAGTTGAGTATGTGGCCTGCGGAATTGCGAGCATTAATGAGTCGACCTCTCCGTGGAATTTAACAGGATTTCAGAAGGAGCGGGTTGAAGAGAAGAGGCGCGTGGCCATTGCCAAGTTTCTCATGTCAACTCTTGAATCGGCAATCAAGGGTTCAGAGGTTCAGCAGGAAATCACTTTGAAAAAAGAGGCAATGGAGAAGGTGCAGGAAATCCAGACAGAGGAAGAGGGGCTGGTGGAAAAGATGCCTGCGGGGTTTGCGCCTCCGCAGAAGATGGAGGGTGGACCTCCAGTGATTGCGGAGGCTGCGGGAGATAGAGAGAGAGCGCGTGCATGGATTCTCTTGGCCAATCAGGTGGCAAAAGAGAATGCCAGTATTCAGGTGTCAAATCCTTATAGCGAAGTCACGTGCTGCTATCATCCTATCAGTTCACCAAGCGAATTCTGGGACAAGGCGACACTGCCGGCTCTTGTCCAACACAGACATAGACTGGGCCCGAAGGGAAGTCATCTGGCTGTCCCGTTCAAGGAGCGGAAGCAGGACCCTCTTCGTGTCGTTGCGTCGGATTCCATCTTGTATCGCGTGTTCCTCCAGGTATGTTTTGAAGGCCCGCGCAAGGGTCTACCGCATGAGCCTGGCTATGACAATCTCTGTCTGAACTGCGGATTCCAATTTCCTAATGCGGCACCCACACCTGAAGAAGGAAAGGTGGCTCTGGATTCGCAGAACATTGATACATCAAGAGATCGCTTCCAGGAACTTCTGGATGAATCGCATAATCGCTATAGTGTTGAGAAGAAACTGCCGGCTCCCCCTCTTTCAGGTATTGCTCTTCTTGAAAAGGTGATGGCGATTAGGCCGACCCCGTTTGATGGCCTGCAACCCACTCTTGCGGCTGCAATAGAAGCTCTCAAGAAAATGCCGGCAGACAGGGTAGCAGATGAGATTGACATTGCCACGGCGTATGGACCTCTCTCTAATCTCACGGAGGAGTTCAAGCAGGTTCTTGCTCTTCGTCTTGGACAGGATAATGCGCGCACGATCGAGTCTTTGGTGACTCAGAATCCTACCGCGTTAGTGCAGAGTCTACAGACCTATTTTCTCATTCCTTTCCAGCGTCTGAATACAGGATTTCACATCGAGTCTCTGCGAGTTCAGAAATCATATGATCTTGGAAAGGGGACGGTAGATGATCTCCACGAGCTCCTGTCAAATCATTTTGGATCTCTGGGCGAGATGAAGATAAAATACAAGGGTGTTTCAAGGGCGAAAATTCAGATGCTGCGGAAACGGTTGGCGGCGACCATTCCTGTTCTTCAGACGGAGCTGCGCACTCCTCTTGTTCCTGGAGGCAAGATTGGACTCCCTTATCTCATACAGGCAATGGTTCTGGGCATGTTTGCAGAGTGCGCCGATCCGAACAATGCAGCATTGAGAGAAGTGGATGGAGAGGAGGAGACGCTTGATATTCAGACACAGGGTGCGATGCAGATTCTTGCCATTTGCTTGGGGCGATTCAAGGCGGAGGGTCTGAATTTTACGGAAGAAGAGATAAAGTCAAAGATTGCCAGACGTGATGAGGTAGAGAAGATGCGCATTATCAGTCGGTTTGACAAGATGTCGCCTGAGCAAAAGGCGGTGGAGCTCACTAATAAGCGCCTGGGCCTCGGTGTCTGGGCTGTGGGCGGCACAAGCATGATCACTGCCTACAATCCTGAACAGTATGAGAGGGAGAGAATAGAGAGGGCAGAGATGAGGGCGGTTGTGCCGGCCGATGAGGTGGGGCGTGAAGAGGGGTATGGGAATGAGCAGACGGCGGCGGATGATTATTAACCGATAATAAAAATGAAATCTGTTCCTTACAATAATTAGTATGAAAACTAATAGTATGGAGAAGAGAGTAAAACTATTCTATGAATTACATAACAACAAGTGGTTTCATATAATGAATTGGTCACTTGCTGTTATCTTAGCTGATAAACAGCAGAAACGTATGATAACAAAATATGGCTCTTGCTTCTACTTTTAAAAAAAATTGATCCTGCCACCCTTAAAGGAACAGTATGGAATTTACCCCAGCCTTTTTCGACGAATCCTCTGCTGCGTGGATGAAAAACAAGGTAAAGCGTGGATACGTGCTTTATTATATTTGTGCTGCAGATACAACCTCTGGCTCTACCTGTAAACGTAAAGTTGACGGTGCGCATCCGTGTAAGCAGCATTCAGATGTCATCTCTCCTCTCAGAGAAGAAGCCACAGGACAGCGTCGTAGCAGCCGTCATAGAAAAGTTCCAGCAACGCTCTGATATCGGTATTAAGAAGTATGGGACCACTCTGGATCGTGAGGACCTCGGTCTTCAGGATTGGATCCAGCATGTTCAAGAAGAACTAATGGACGCGATTCTTTATCTTGAGAAACTAAAGAAAATAACGGCCGATAAACAGAATGAGGGTGCTACTCTTTAGTGCTATCCTCTATTTAACAGGTGTAGCTGCCCTTCTTTTTTTCAAGCCGGCCTACATGTTTAATGAAGATGGAACTTGGAAGGAGTTTGGCCTGGCAAAGTCAGAGAAACTCACACCCTTTCCTGTCTGGCTTTTCTGCATTGTCTGGGCCCTGGTCAGTTATTCCGTTGTAAGAATTTTCTCTCCGACAGAGGTAAGTTCAGAGAAGGTAAAGACTGGTAAAATGAAGCCTGGCTATTATGCTCTCAATAAGGCGAGTGCTGGAGAGGAGATTCCCCGCTATGTTTTTATTGGTGAGGATGCTCCTGAATAGGCTTCTGCCTCAAACAGGCGTCTCCTTAACAGGAGCCTCCTGAATAGGCTCCTGCCTCAAACAGGCGTCTCCTTAACAGGAGCCTCCTGAATAGGCTCCTGCCTCAAACTCCTGTATAACAAGGCCCGAATACACTTGAAGTAGAGATGTTGTCACAGCATTTCCAATAAGAAACAGTCCGAACATCATATTCATATCTCCAAAAAGAGGAATCTGTGTAATTTCAAACGGCATTACACAAATTCCTACAATGAAAATTCCTGCCGCAGGATACCAACACCTCTGAAAAGCCTTCCGAACGTCTAACACCCCACGACTTACGTATAGAATACAGAGGTTACAGAGAAATCCAATCCCTAGACTAATGGCTGGAAGAAGGATAAATGCAATAAGACCAAACATAAAGGTTGTAAGACTGGGAAAGAGAAGTGCAAGTCCGAACCCTACGAGTGTTATAAAAATTGCATGGACTAGGCCGAATACGAGGCGTATAGCATAGTCCAGCTTCTTCATAACTATTCTTGTTGTCTTTTAGAGATGGAAGAACCGTATGACCAAAAGACAAGCGAACAAATCCGGGCCTTCTACAAACAGCATAGTAGACGACCTGCACAATTTAAGATAGGAGATGATGGTTCTTTGAATACCTATAACAAAGAGGGTGTTCTTGAATCAACTATTTCTTTAAAGACATTTAGACCTATTACTACGGAAGAGCGCACGGAAATGGATACACAGAGGCTAACTAAGCTTTCTGCCCTTGATCTTCTTTATGAGCAGGAGCGAAAGAAGTTGCGCGAGGCGTATTTGAATTACAAGGCCACTGGTGAGGTTCTTCCTGTTATTCAAGCGAATCAGAATGTGTTAACAGCCGAGCTCAGACGTGTAGATACTCGTTCAGCCGTCCGTGGTGTTAAGACAATTCCTGTTCCTACTACGAATCAGATCCTATTTGATGAACCGTATGAACAGAGAAAGTTATTCGGTACACACAATTTATTAGGAAAAGACGACATAATTTCAGAGGGAATCTTTGTCCTTGAACGTCGCCCTTTTACAGGGTCACAATTCTATGGACGGTATGAAAAGGCTGGCACACCTCTACCTGCTGTAGTTCCACAAGAGAGTGGTGTAGTAGGCACAGCACTTCTAACGACGGGTGTAACGGCTCGTGTCTTCTTCTCCGCCGAGGACTCTCAGAATGGATATCTCAGCCCTATGTGGCCTGTGGACTTTGTCTACAAGGAGACACGCTACAGTTCCGCATTTCAGGCCTATGAGGCGGAGCGCATGGCCGAGAAGGGACAGAAGGAAGTGCGGGATAAGATCTTGAAGACACGTTCGGCCAGAACAATTGCAGTGCATACGCGAAAGGTGACTGAACCGGCGAAGTCACCGCAAGCTCTCTGGCTTCCTATTCTCACTGCTGTCTACAACCAGCACCCTGAATTAGTAGAGAAACTCGTTTCAACAGGCCAGGACACTCTCGTCTATGCAGATCCTGCTGTAGGCGGGGGTGGTGTGGGTGTTGGATCTGATTCCAAGAAGATTCTGGATCCTGCGAACTGGCGCTCAGACAATGTGGTGGGCAAGGTGCTTGAGGGACTGAGGGCGAGTATGAGAGAGAAGGCGCCGGTCGCTGAGCCGCCTCCGCCTGAAGCGAAGGAGTCTGTGATCACCGTGGAAGAACAGGAGAAGGCGAAGACGGGGGCGATTATACGGGCAGTTACAGGAAAGATTAAGATTCGCAAATGATTATTGCAAAGGATATGGTTTGAGTGTAGCCTCATTCTCATCGCAATTTACCTCTTTACTGGCATATTTGTAGCAGACACCATTTTTATCTTTGTAAACGTTGCCATCTACATTTGTAGGATGAGGATACTTCATGATTTTCACAGGATCAGCCTTGAAGAAGAGGAGGATAGTTCCACATGCAAGGCCTACAAGAAAAGGTATAAGTGTAAAGTGTTTTAACATCTATTCTTAGTTAATGTTTTAAATCAATGTAACAAGCAGATGTTTGAATTCCTACATTCAAAACACTTTAATACAATCTTTAGCTTTATTCTTGGATTTGCTCTAATGGCACTTATACGACCGATATGCCAAGGAAAAGAATGTGAGATTCACAAGGCCCCTTCTGTTGAAGAGATTAATAAATCAACCTATCAACTTGGATCCAAATGTTATCAGTTTCGGAGCACTCCAACTGACTGTCTGAAATCAGGAACAATTGAATCTTTTACGACCACTGTTCCTTTATATTAAGATTAACGCGTTACCTGGTAAAGTAGAAAATCGTCTTCCAGGTGAGAAACTATGAGTTCGGGAACACTGATCAGCGATCTGGACACATCTCCACAACTGGAAGGTGACGGCGACTTGATCAGCAAGATCATGGCCGATATGAACAATGAGCCCCCGGCTCCTGTGCCGCAGGCGAGTGGTGTTATTTCCTCTCCGAACCCGAATTCAGTTGCAAGACACACAATGGACAATGTTCCCGCCACTGCCCACGTGATTGGTCATGATCATCCCACACCCTCCGATTTCCAGGCAGCCATTCAGCCCAAGGGCATGCCCTCTTCCTCTTCATTTGACACTGCTGCTAGCTGGTCGGATGAGGCGCCCCCTGCTCCTCGTCGCGCTCCTAAGAAGAGCTGGTGGAATAAGATTTTTGATGAGATGAAGGTTCCTGTGCTTGTGAGCCTTCTTGTCTTTGTCTTCAGCCTTCCCGTAATCCACATTATCATCGGAACCTATCTTCCTACTCTTCTTAGATCCACGGGAGATCTTACGACACTGGGCCTGCTTCTAAAGTCACTCGTCGCTGGATTAACCTTCTGGATTTTACAGAGGGTGATTGTTCCACTTCTTTCATTATAATTTTAAGATTATATGGTAGAAGGTATCAATGAAGCAAAATATGTTTCTTCCTGTATTAACGGCCCTGGTCGTCTTCTATAATTTTCTGTATCTCCCCATGCAGATCTCAGTATTATCCCTACTGGCCGCATTTGCACTCTATGGGCTCACAAACAATCTTGTTGTCTCTATGATCATTCTGGTTGCAACACCTCTTCTTGTTCTCACTACTCGCCTTTACAAGCAGAATATGGATGGATTCGCCAACGCCGAGCACTCAGCGGCATCCGTCTCTGAGAGAGTGAAGGAGATCAAGAAGGCCTCACATACAGAGGCAAAGGTTCCGAGTGGAACCCTCGAGTCTCCTGAGATTGAGAATTTCCAGAACATCTCTTCAGAGGAAAAGGCCCCTGTTGACACTGGCTCTGCGGTGAGTGTCCCTGCCTATGTAAAGGAGAAGGGGCGCATGCTAGTGATCCCTGAGCAGGCGGTTCCGAAGATGGATTCTGTAGAGAGAGATCCTAAGGCAAATCCGGTTGTAGCGGTCCACGATGCGGATTCTATTCAGACAGCACTCTCATCTGAGTCTGCCCGCCCTCTCCAGGGCGCGGATTCTGTTCCGTCGCAGCAGGTTGGCCCTATGCCTGTTTAATAATGGCCGTTAGTAGATGGTAATGCGAATGAAAAATATATGTCCGCCAGGTGTATTTTGTATTACACCCGGCCTTCTTATTGCTTTTGGCCTTGTGATTGCTGCTATCTTTATCTTTTTTGCGCAGCAACGGCCGCATGGAATACAGGAGAGAACACAAGTGCATGTTCCTACCCCTATCAATGTGAATGTAACGACAGATGGAGATGGAAGATATAGTCAGGCGCCGAGGCCCCAGCGTATCTGGAATTCACCTCCTGATCTTCGCGGTGCTTTGATTCCTCCTGGTGGTGCCATGGTGAATATGCCGACACGTGGCCTGCCCGAGAGTTATCAGTCAATGGGTCTTCTGAAAACGGAAGATGGACAGATGCTTCCTCTCTATGGAAGACGCACGGCAGCAAGATCAGATCGCTTTAATTATTATACGCGCACAGATACATATAATCCGGTTCCTCTCCCTATCCATTATAAGCGTCGTGACTGCCAGGATGATGTTGGTTGTGATGAGCTGATGTCAGGAGAGGAGATTAAGATATCTCCTACGGGTCAGGTTGCAAAAGCAACCCTCTATCGTTTCGATGGGCCGACATATATACCTGGTATTATATAGAATGTGCTCAACGGCTGGAAATAAATCATTCCCAATCAGCCTAGGATTTACTCCTACTCAAGAATTATATACTACTCTTACAGACCCTTTTCCTATCCAATTTAATTTTGGAACCCGATCAACAGTTCCCAAATTTTCAAATGGACCACTGGGCCTCATAGATGAAACTACTGTTTCCTCTACGATTCGCTACAATGGTGTAAACTATACTCTTCTTTCAGCACAACTTACGAATCCTACTCATACAAAATGGATACTTGATACAAGTAAAAAGACAAAAAACACAGTAGATCTTGTCTTAACATTTTCAACAAAAAATAGATCAGTCATAGATAAATATATTTTCATTACAGTCCCTCTTCTAAATGAGGAAACCTATAGTTCAGATCCTGCTTATTTGCAGGGATTATCAGGCCAGAAGGTAAATGGCCCTTTTAGTATACAGGATTGTATTTCTAAAACAGCCCCTTACGCCGTCTACTCTACATGTCTCAATCCAAATGCCTATTCGGCAATTTGTCTGGTCTTTTATGAGGGATGTTCTGTTAGTTCAACAACATTAAGTGCTATTAAAGGAGGAACACCCACAACAGTATCACGATCAGGTCCTCATAATCCCAATATACTTACAGTGGCGGGGCCGCCGATTTATCCTCAAGTAGCCGCTCCTGCAGATGTAACCTTTGCATCAACCCCTCTTCTTTTGACACTTGATGCTTTCAAAGTTGCTGTTCGTATTAGTAGTTTGACAACAGCACAAACTACAAAGCCGACTGAAACAAATGCTACAGAATCTTATAAATGTGTGCCTCTTGATCCTGAGGCTTCTGTTGTCAACGGTAATATAACAATTGATGTGACAACGGGAAAGGTGCAGCCCCTTAATAAAATACTTGCAGATAGAGATACCGCGAAGAAAGACCTATCAAAAGGAGGACTTGATCCTGGGCAACTTGAACTCTATATTGCTATTTTTCTTGGTATACTTGCAAGCATTGGTATAATTATAGGACTAATTTATGGGTTTCTTTGGTATAGAGGAACACTCGGCTCAATTGAATCATGGCCCGAGTGGATTAAAGAAGCACCAACTGTTACAGTGACAGCGGTTCTTTTTGCATTTGCTGGTTTCTTGTCAGGAGTTTTAATACGCTAAGGCGCGACTTGGACGTCGCCGCTAAGGCGCGACTTGGACGTCGCCGCTAAGGCGCGACTTGGACGTCGCCGCTAAGGCGCGACTTGGGCCAGCCCCTGCTCAATCATGAATTTCTGGGCCTGCTCAGGCAGCCTTGACGTGGAAAGAACCTGTTTCTGATTCATAGTCTGATCAACCGAGTCAAACTCATTTGTCGCATCAGAAGAAGGCTTGTAACTTACAAGCCCTCCTCTCGGTGCCCGAGGCTCAGGATGAACCTCATTCGGCATAATCGTAGGGGCAGGTGCTAGCTGCTCTTCATATGTAGGTGTCGGTAGATCCTTCTTGACTAAAAACACTCTGCGTCTATATTCAACAAAGAGCGCTGTAACTGCAAGAAACAGTGTGATAGAGCCAATGCGACTATAATACATTGTAACAAGAAGGGATAAAATCAGAAGGAAAGGAACCGGTAAAGAAGAGAAGGCAAACTTATACAGAGACGTAGGCAGATACGGGGCTACTAAGAAGACACCTAGAGAACCAAGGGCTAAACCCGTATCTAGCTTATTCATTACTAATAGAGGAAGTCAAAAAGATGGACCAGCATCCTCGGTCCTGGGGTGGCAAGGACCTTGCAAAAGTAATCACATCAAAAGGTTATTCAATTCGGAAAGATGCACTGACGGAGGCAGAAAAGTTGCGTGTTGAAAAGGAGTTGACAGTGGCGCCCATTGTTCAGCAGAAGTTTGCGGCAAAGGAGGATCTCTCGTTTAAGATTTATCGGGAATCCAAAGAGCGCTATTATCTTCCCAGGCGCTGGGGAGAGGCTGCCTTTGGCCCTGCCGACTCAAACATTGTAAGTGAAGGACGGGAACTTTTAGCGGAAGCAAAGAGATTTGTGGGAACTCCTTATGAGTATCAGAAAGATATCATCAATATGTTTATAAAGGCAGATGCAAATGGCCTCATCTGTGTTCCGTGTGGTCGCGGAAAGACATTTATGGCCGTTGCAATTGCTGCTAAACTGGGTAAGAGATTCCTTGTTATCGTGGACAAGGAATTCTTAATGAATCAGTGGAAAGGTGAAATCCAATCTCTTCTTCCTGGCTTGCGTATTGGCATTTGTCAAGCGGGAAGGAGGGAAATTGATCCGGAGAAGTATGATTGCACACTCTGTATGATCCAGACACTCTGCGGTCAAGAGTTTCTTCCAAATACATTCCAAGACTATGGCTTTGCAATCTTTGATGAATGTCATCACCTTGGTGCCTCGCACTTTTCCAAGGCTCTCATGAAAGTGCAAACTAGAAAAATGCTTGGCCTTTCCGCAACTCCAAAGAGAGAGGATGGGCTCACGAAAGTATTCGAGTGGTTCTTGGGAGAGCCTGTGTATTGGGAAAAGACTCGTGATCCGGATCCGAGTGTAACTGTGCGACCCATCTTTGTGACCTGTAAAGATGCTGCATATGTGGAGCCTCCACTTGATTGGAGAAAGGAGATCGTCATGGCGCGCCTTCTCACACAAGTGGTTGAATGCCAGGAACGGACAGCCATGATTGCGGAGTGCTTGAAGCAACTCTGCGAAGATAAGAGGCGCAAGGTGCTTGTTCTCAGTGAACGGATTTCCCATTTGAATGCAATTGAGGACTTGCTACCTGGATATTCAATTGGATATTACATTGGAGGTATGAAAGAGGAAGTGAGAGAAACAGGTGCGGCGAATGCGCAGATTCTTCTTGCTTCTTATGCAATGGCGAGTGAGGCCATGAATATTAAGACTCTTAATTCGGTGATTATGGCGAGTCCTCGCAAGAATGTGGAGCAAAGCACGGGGCGCATTTTGCGGATTCAGGCAGATAAACGCATTGTCTCACCCCTCATTATTGATATTGTGGATGTTCACGGAGTGTATCGTTCACAATATAAGAAAAGATGTATATACTATCGGAAATGTAAGTATACGATAATGGAAGATGACATAGAACCAGACGAATCAGTGGCTTTTGTCCAGGCTGATGCGAATGGCTGTCTCTTTACCGACGACTAGAGCTGCGCTTCTTTCCCTTTCTGCTCTTGGCGCGACGAGCACCACCTGTCTTTACGCAGGCGGGGTTCATCCCTCCCGCCGCATAAGGGTTCTGAATAAGTGAGGGGGCGCCTGTTCCGCCGACCCAGGTGCTCGCCTGGTTTCCATAGCCGGCCGTCGGCGCATAATAGGCCTGATCCGGCCCCGCAGTGCTGACAGGGCCACCCGCCGTCGCCTGGCTCATAAGAGGCGCACCCATGAGATGGGCCGCACCACCGAGCTGTCGCAGATTGAGTGGGTTAGGAGTGCTCGCCTCGCACGCAATGCTCTGTGTAGGTGCGAGTCCGCCCAGCCACGGAGAACCAGGAGCAGCTCCACCATCGGCAGAAACAAAGCCGTAGCGGCCACCACGCTGCTTTCTAGAGCCGCCTGAGAGACCCGGAAGCCCCTTAGCGCCAAAAAAACCCATTGTATCGGGTTTAACGGCAGCGAGACAATCGGGAGTGAGGGTGCCGCCCAGTCTTATGTTTGTGGAAGCAAAATTGTTAACAAGTCCAGGCGCAACGGGGGCTCCAAAACCCCAGGCACCGCCGCTCTGCTTTCGCGTTGACTTGCGTGTATTCTTACGCATTCCGCGGCGGGTTCTTTTTCTTTGAACCATTCCTACTTCACGCCACTATTTTAAACTTCAAACCCAGCAGAATGGAGGGGACTGAGCTCTTCGACCTTTTCGGAGAAGAGGGATTTTGCCCTGTTTGTCAAACAGCTCTAGAAGATGGGGAAAGAGTGCGTGCAGTAGCCAAATGCCAGCATCTTTTCCATGCGAAATGCTTGGAACCTTGGTTAGAAACAAATAATACATGTCCTTTGTGTCGTATAGAAATTTTTGAAGAAGAACATCTTACTATACAAGATATAGGTGCACATATACAACAAATTCAAGCGCAAATACAGGAGCTAAGAAGGGCAAGACAACGAAAATTTATTACATGGGTTGTCTGGGCGGGTGTAGCAAAGAAACTTAGACTTGCGGCCACATTTGAAGCACAACGCACTCTACTAAATCGGTATCTGAAAGATGATCCTATTCATATCAATGGTATCCCATGTATACAAAATCCTGTTGCGACAAGAACACAGTTAGTAAGAGATATTGCGGCGCTGAAGGTTGAACTTTGCAACTATGTATCTGAAGATGTAAGAGACACTCGTATCCAGACATGGCCCGAGATCATACAATGTAAAGGACATGTTCAAGCCTTTGCAGAAGAGGAGGCCGATTTTCAAACTATCTGGATCTAACGTCGTAGGACATTTAATTTAACGAAGCTAAAGCTTCCTTAAAATAAAGTCACGACATTAGGCAACAGCAACAATTTCATACCGACCAAACTCCGCCTTCCACTCTGCGACAACAGGAATCTTTCCCTTCTTTCCGCGCAGCTGCTGACTGAGGGCTAGTTGCTGGACTGCTGCCCTACAAAGCGGTGTTCCATTCTCCAAGAAGAGATCATAGACATCAGGAAGGCTTTCTAAAGCCACCGCATATACATTCATACGATTAGCCTGAGCCACCATCTCCTTTTGGACAGACAAGGCTGCAGGCGCAGGCGCCTGGTGTGGAGGAGCAACAGGCTCCTCCTTCAGAAACCAAAAGCGTCGTCGTCCAGGAAGTTCAGGGATGAGCTCCATACTATGAAAGTTGTCTGACTCAAGAACAGAAGCCAACGGCTTCGGATTAGCCACTGTGCACGTGATCCCGCCCATTAGACGAGGATCAGGTGTCCAGCACTTTTCAACAAAATCCTTCAAATACTGGCGGCGCTGCGTGTATGTCTTGTTACTTGCAAGTTCCTCTCCCTTCCAGATCCAGACATCTTCGAATCGCATCGTATGCTGGATCTTATCAAGAGTCGCAATTAGCATAGTCCCCCCACCATCTGCTAAAGTAACGTCTACACGCATCCTCATCATCCACGCGGCACTTGTCTTACCTCTCATTGTTGTAAAAACAGCTGGCTGTCCAGGCAGAAAAATGAGAAATCCAGGCTCGGCCTTTGACTCATTCTCTAGAGCATAGAAGGTTCCACGTCTTATAATAGTTTCCTTATCTGTTTGTAGACGCTGCCGAATACAACAATCTTTTACGCGTGTTTCCACGAACTGTTGTATCAGATCGTGCAAAGACGAAGAAGCATGCTTTAACTTGAGTTGACTCATTTCTCTGTGTGAAGAGCGAAGGTTTCCATCGTTCTCCATTCTATCTTATTTCATGAGCAAATCTTTAGCCCTTTCGATCGCTTTTAGCCAAATTTCTTTCTGATTCCATTTTCCACCATCATCAGGATCACAGACTACAACATTTTCAAATGCATTTGGAATAAATAGATCATCTGGCCGATTCACATTATAACAAAATGGAGCAAATACATACACAATATTTGTCTTTCCATACCGTTTCAAAAACGCACCTTTTAAGATAGAAATATCTGAAAATTCACCCCCTCTATACAATGCAATAATTGGTTCTGAAGCCTGTAATATTTGATGAAATCGTTCAATACGACGAAGATATTTTGCATATATTTCCTGATGATGGTCTTTCCAATTATCTATAACATGATCTTCTGCATCAAGGGGATAATCATGGACAAACTGAGCACCATATTCTCCAATTATACGTGTCCTCTCGTCATTCAAATAGAGTCCTCTATGAAAATTAGTAAAATTCTCAAGAATACATTTAGAAATTCCTGTTGGAGAAATCTGAATCCAATCAAATGGAAGTGCCACTTTTCGTAAACCTAAATCACGTAAGGTTGTGGCGGTTGAACATTCGTATCCAAGTGATATGTAATTAAAAGGCTGCATACTCGGCCTCACCTGTAGTATCATTAGCCGCGATTCCTTGCATAAATTCCCCACCATTTTGCGCGGACTCAGGAGCGAAGACCTGGATAGCCTGGGAGGTTACAGCAGAAGAGTTAGATGCAACACCACTCATTACCCCCATACCTGTGTCTCTAGGAGCAACTCCCGGGCTAAATACACGCTCAGGGTGACGAAGGTTGTCCTTTAGATTCCCTGAACTATTGGGGTCGTCATAGGGGTCTTGGGGAGTCACTTCCGGAGGGGGGGATTCTTCACCAGCCTGAGCGTTCGGCGGATTCGGTCCTGACGGGGTAACCACACGAGAAGGTTTAACTCTAGGCTGCTGTTCAACGGGAGGGGACATGGCGGGCATCTCTGGAGCAAATGTATCATTATCAGTCCATGACTTGGGTGTGGTGAAGAAGAGGTAGGTAACATACACTGCAACAGCCAAAAAGAGGGCTATGAGGATCTTGGTAAACATCTACACTAACGGTGAAAAACAAAGTGTTTAAAAAAAACTTACTTAGCAAAGATAGAATGAGCGTGATAGATAAGCTAGTCGGCGAAGTTCAGACATCAATCTTGCCTACAATGATGGCAGGTGACCTAGTTAATCTGGGTATCAAGCTCGCCATGGAAATTAATTCAGATTCTTCACTTACAACGAGTCAAAAGGTTGAGGCCGTTTCACAGGCACTTGTGAAGGGCCTCGCCCTAGAAAAGGACAAGCTGAGCCCTGAGCTCTATACTCACCTTGTTCTTGTATCAGAGTCTGCTGTTCCATCATCATTAACAGCAGTAATTGATGCTTGTAATGGAAAGATCAATCTGAAGGAGGTGAGTGTGAAGACATGGCTGAGCTGGTTTTCATGTGTTACGCAGAAGGCTGTGTCGGTGCTTGCGTCACAGGGTGTGATCTCAAAGGAGCAGGCTGACGCTGTAAAGGGCGTTGATGCGGCCGCCCTTGTTTCAAAGGTGGCTGGGGCCCTCGAGAAGGTGGAGGCGGTTGCTGTTGCACAGGGCGTGATTTCAAAGGAGCAGGGCGCGCAGCTGACCTCTGTCCTTGAGAAGGTAGAGAAGGATCTTGCACCTGCCGCTGAACCTGTGCCTGAGGTCGCTGTGCCTGTGGTCGCTGCTCCTGTGGTCGCTGCAGCTGAGGCCGCTGCACCTGCACCTGAGGTCGCTGTGCCTGAGGTCGCTGCACCTGCACCCCTTGATCTCTCAGGCGTAGTTGTCGCAGTTGATCCTCCCCAGGCAGACGGATCAGCCAGCCAGGAATCCGCAGAAGCCCCTCTTTCATAAGACATGGATACTCTTCAATTGACACTGCATAACGAGGTGTCCATTCATCAGGCATAATCTCTCCCTTTTCCAAAATGCTACCATCTTCTTGTTCTATAACCTCAAGAAGATGATAACAGATCCAGCTACCATCAGGGCACAAGAATCCCTTATAAGAGCCAAAGGAGTAAATGACCACTTTTTCGGGACCACTTATTTCGTTCACTGGCTGAGAAACCCAATGAACTTCCATCTCCATATAAAGTTGACGAGTCATTTAAGCATTTCCAACATCACAAAAAAAGATGAGTAAGTCCACGTGTCAATCTATTCTACTAACCCAGAAGGCTGAAGTCAAGCAGTGTAAACTGCCTCTTCAAGCGGGTGGCCTCACCCTTCAGACAATTCAGACTCATATGAAGCGCAAGGAGCTTCCAGAGATTCTCGGCACTTATCGCTATAAGAAGAATACGCTCACATTGCTAGGCTTTACAAAGGGAAAGGCCGGCTCAGAGAATAAACATGAGCTTCCTCCTCCTCTAGATTCCAGCCTCTACTTTGGTGATATCATACTTATTGCTTCTCTATCTCCAAATAACTATACGAAGCCAACCTCTTTCAAGGCAGAGGAGTATGAGGCCTTTTATACGAAGAGTTTCGGAGGATTTGATGATCTAGATTCGGATGAGGATGAAGAGGAGGAACTTGAGGCTGAGGTGGAGGTAGAGGCCGAGGTGGAGGTGGAGACTGAAGTTGAAGCTGAGGAGGAAGAAGAGGAAGAGGAAGAAGTAGAAGAGGGGGCTGTAGAGGAGGGTGAAGAGGCAGTAGAAATTGCAGCCGTCCCTGTTGTTCAACGCCGCACAACAAAGAAGAAGAAGGTTGCGCAGATCAATCCGCAATCAGGAACTTCCCAGATTCTCCATGTTCCTAAGGAAGAGCATCTCAAGATTGATGTAGACGCGGCCGATGTTCCTATGCGCATGGATTCAATTGAGAAGATTGAGAAGCTACTTGGAAATGATGTGGACGCAACTGATCTTGAACTCGCCATTTACAACTCATCTATTAAGGAAGCACTCAAGCGCCATGTGACATGCCACTGGAATAATGACCTCTTCAAGCACATCTATCAGACAAGGGTTCGTCATATCGTAGGCAATCTGATCCCCACCACCTACGTTCAGAATAACAAGCTGATGACGGACCTCCAGTCAGGGAAGTTCACAATCGAGTCACTTTGCGATGCAGATACATATACCATTTCAAATGATATGTGGAGAGACTATATTCACCGACGGCAGCAAAGGGAAAAGAGGCAGCTTGAGGGTAATAAGGCAATGGCAACTGATCAGTTCTACTGCAAGCAGTGCCATAAGAGGGAGTGCACATATTATGAGATGCAGACGAGATCTGCAGATGAACCGATGACAATCTTCATCAGTTGTTTGAATTGTGGAAAGCAGTGGAGGCAGTAAGATCACAGTGATATCCCGGTTATTTCTCTAATAAAAGTAGAGGGTGTATGGAAATTATAAGATCTCCTCTTCATGAAAAGAGGATTCTTATGCTTTTGCTGAAAAAGCAAATGTTTGGCCGCAGAGCCTATACAGAAAGTATAAAAGTCAAACCTTCCAGTAGGCAGCTCAATCTATATGAAAGAAAATATAACAAACAAAACACGGAAGCTAAAAATTTCGATTCCAGCCACAGCCTCGTCCATTAAACCTGGAGATAATTTTTATAAATATGTCAATGCTTCTTGGCTACAAAAAGCCTCTATTCCACCTTATAGTGCCTCCTTTGGTGTGAGCGAAGAGGTTGAACTTATGATTGATTCGCAACTTTCTAAGATTTTTGATATATCTTATAGATTCTCTGAAAAGGGGAATGAAGCAGATACAAAACGAGAGAAAATGATGGACCTAATCGGCCGTTTTCTTCTCTCTGCACTTCGACCTTCAAAGCAGGGAAATTCTATTCCTCTTCTTAAGAAAAATACTAGGGCGCTCATCTGCACTCGCGACTCGAGCGAAGTGGCGTATCAGATTGGCAACTTCAATCGGCAAGGTATTCCCACATTTTTCTCTGTAAGTATTCTTCACAAGGGCCCTTTTATTCTAATCTCACCTGGATCCCTCGGCTTACCTGATTCTTCCTATTATGACGCCACTGCACCTGGTAAAAGCAGAACACTTCTTTCATATGTAAAACTTTGTGAAGAGGTGGCTGCTAAACTACACATTGAAAATTTCAGCGGGGGAGTCCAGGCCGAGACAGAAATGGCACCTTATATAGAAAATTCTCAAGATATATACATAAATCTTTCCAGCAAAGAAGCTCTGCGCTCTTTTCCAGGAATACCTTGGGCCTCTCTGTTTGAGGCATATGGCATTACAGAGTGGGAAAAACACACCCTTCGCATTTACAAAGAGAGCTGGCTAAAACAAGTAGAAAAATGGCTGAAGACGTGGCCCCTTGAAAAATGGACAACTCTTTTTACTCTCCATATGATTTTTCATGCACTTCCTGTTCTTCCTCATCCATTTAACACACTGCATTTTGAACTCTTTGGTAAGGCTCTACGAGGACAAGAAGAAAAGCTACCACAGAAGGAACTTGCTTTGAACTTATGTAAAACCCTCTTACGCATTCCTCTTTCCTTTTTGTATAAGGAGGATTTTATCCATTCTTCTTTAAAAGAGGATGCTACAGACTTTACAAAAAATATTCAGATATATGCTGTAAATCATCTAAAAAATGTGGATTGGTTGGAGGAGAAAACTAAGGCCCTAGCAATTGAAAAGGTGAAGCAAATGACATTTCAGATTTCTCATCCATCTGTCTTTCCAGATATTAATGCGCCATGCCTGATCACTGACAATTTTCTGGCCAATCTTTATTTGTTAGGTGAGATGAACACAAAAGTTTTAGTTAGACGTCTGGAACCAGATATAAAAGATATCTGGGATGAGGCGCCCTATGTGGTAAATGCCTATTATTTTAATGAGACAAACAAGTTCGTTCTTCCTGCAGGAACACTCCAATGGCCCTTTTATAAGAAGGAAGCTCTAGGATGGAATTATGGCGGATTAGGAGCTATCATAGGCCACGAAATGACGCACGCATTTGATACAGATGGTAAGGAATATACCGCAGATGGTGAGAAAAGTCATTGGTGGACAAACAAAGACAATCGCAGATACAAGAAACGCACAGATTCACTTGTGAAGCTCTTTAGTGCGGGACGTATCCTCGGTCATCCTGTAGATGGAGATTTGACTTTATCTGAGAATCTGGCAGATCTAGGAGGTCTTGGAATTGCTCTTGATGCTCTAAACCAGGAACTTGTCGGCTCTTCAGAGGCTACGAAAAAAAAGGAGTTGCGCGATTTTTTTATCTCCTACGCGGTTTCATGGAGAATTAAGGAACGGCCGCGGAAAGCCATACAAGGGCTTTTCATGGATGTTCATGCTCCTGCGGAGCTCCGTGTCAACTATATTGTCAGTCAGTTTGATCTCTGGTATGACCTCTTTGGAGTTGTCACAGGAGATGATCTGTATGTGGCACCTGAAGATAGAATTACAGTGTTTTAACTTGGTTATTAAGATATTCCTTTACTTTGTTAAGAACGGCGAGTTCAGCTTCGCGCTGTTGTCTCTCTTTTACTAAATTCTCGAAATTTACCATATGGGTCGCAGTTAGAGTGCTCAGTCTCTCATAATAATCATCATCACTCGTCTTTGAAAAAAATATCTTTCTTTCTTCGATATTCTTTTCAATCAAAATTGTGCTATGAGATAGGCGTATACTAGAAAAATTGCCGTGTAATGTGCTTTGTTTCATGTCAACTACGAATGTGCTCGTGCTTATATTTTCATATGCAGAGATGGTGCTTGGCCTGAATTCTACAGGAATCGTGCTCAGATGTTCATGAAACTTCATGCTAAATGCCGTTAGTGCGCTTTGAACAGGCGTTGTGCTAGGTCTAGATCTATCCATTTATTAAGAGATTACTCTTTTTACCTATTGCTTAAGCGCATTAAAGCATGATCAGATCGGACAGACGCCAATACTCAAAGGTGCCATCGGGCATCGGCCTCTTCAGAATGAAGGGAAGGCGCCGCTGCTCTAGCTCAATCTTCGCAATATCCAGAGTCTGCACAATGTGCTCTGGCACATCTACATAGGGGCGTGCCCCCTGTGCCAACTGATTTGCGCGAAAACCAAGAATCTTGGTCCTCTCGAAAATCGTCAGAAAGGGCTGGGATCGATGCTCAGGATCCTTCGTAACAGAATCGGAGATAGCAACCTTCAGAGGAATCTTGGGTGCGACCGATTCGGCATAATCAAGAATAGATTCAGGGTGAAACTTGTAAAGAGTATCAAGAGGCTCAGGCACTGCATCATCTTTTGCCCCCTCTTCAAGCACGGCGATCTCATCCTCTACCTCGGCGACATCCTCAAACTCCTCTTCATTATTATCAGCCATTGTTCCTACTATAGGAACGGAATGATCTGTCTCCAATTTTACCTGTCCACTGCCCTTCAGTAAATTTGACTTAAGCAGTTCACGCAAAGTAACTATAGACTATGAGTGTTCCTACCCTCGTATCAGATGAACTGCGGGTCTTTGAGACCTTTGATGAGATGGGGTTGCCTGATACCCTCCTCCGCGGCATTTATGCACACGGTTTTGAGAAGCCGTCCATGATCCAGCGGAAGGCGATCGTGCCGATTCGCGAGGGGCGCGATGTTCTTGCGCAGGCGCAATCGGGAACGGGTAAGACAGGAGCTTTCAGCATCGGCGCCATGTGCCGTGTGGATCCTACGCTGAAGAAGCCGCAGATCCTCGTGCTTGTTCCCACCAGGGAGCTTGCGCAGCAGATTGAGTATGTTGCCACGCACCTAGGGTCGCATCTTCCTCTTTCCGTCTACGCGGCGACGGGTGGCACGCCTCTCGGCACAGATCTTCGTGCTCTGGAGCGCGGTGCACAGTATGTGATTGGAACCCCTGGCCGCATCTATGACCTGATGCACAGGGGCGCCCTCCAGCGCCAGCACCTCAAGGTCCTCATCATGGATGAGGCCGATCAGATGCTTGAGGACCGTTTCAGGGAGCAGGTTCTCTGTATTCTCCAGCTCGGCTTTCCTAAGGACACGCGCATCGCCCTCTTCAGTGCCACGATGCCGCAGGAGGTAATTGAGTTTTCAGAGAAGCTTCTCCAGAACCCTGTGCGGATTCTCGTGCCGCCCGAGGAGGTGACGCTGGACGGCATCAAGCAGTATTATGTTGAGCTCCAGCGCGAGGATTGGAAGTATGAGGTTCTGTGCGATCTCTACCAGCAGCTCAATATCAACCAGGCCATTATTTATTGTAATAAGCGGCAGAAGGTTGAGTGGCTCGCGGAGAAGATGAGTGCGCAGGGTTTCCCTCTCTCCTTTATCCATGGAGAGATGGATGTGGAGGAGCGTCGCCGCCGCATGACGGATTTCCGCAAGGGTGGAATCCGTGTTCTCATTAGCACTGATCTGCTGGCCCGCGGCATTGATGTGCAGCAGGTGAGCCTAGTAATTAACTATGAGCTGCCGGTTCAGCGCGAAAACTATGTTCACCGCATTGGCCGCTCAGGCCGCTTTGGCCGCAAGGGTGTTGCAATCAATCTGCTGGTCGGCGATGAGATGAAGCTCATGAAGGAGATTGAGACCCATTATGCGACGACCCTAACCACTCTACCTGAGGATCTTGCTGCCATTGCTCTTTAGTGAGTTATACCGATATTAATTTTAAGTTTCTATAACGTTGTGACTTTATTTTAACGAAGCTTCGTTAAAATATATGTCCAACGACTAATAATCCATCATACCTTAAAAATAAGTATATACGGTAGTAGATGAGTCTAGATCATGAAGAAAATTTATTTAAAACAAAACACCTCCCAATTCTAAGAACTGCACCCATTTATCTTGTATCTTCACATGGAGAATATAGAATTGATAGAGAACCCTCTTTTTTTACAGTTCCTCCCGATACATATATTTTTGAGACAGTTGATGCAGGAGAATACTGTATTACGAATATAGATGAGCCATTATGGAATATTCTTCAAGGAGTTAATCGCAAACCATTTATAGAATATTTTTTAGGCGAAAAGAATAATGCTGTTGAATCTTTTGCAGAAATATTTGCAAATTTACATTTCTATAAACCCGGTGATAAATATTATAATAGAACTCTTACATTTGCTAAACATCAATACCCAACTAGAGAAAAAAAAATGGGATTATCACATCTAGGGTTTTATAAATTCCCTATAGGAAAAGGTGTAGTTACTAACTTAGGAAATGTGTCGGCCGAGGTACCTTTATTAAAATATAATAAAACACCTATAATGGCATTTTTAGGTATGAAAACAGGATCTGAATGGAATTCAGTTGATACTGAATGGGTTATTAATAATATAAAAGAAAGACCAGCAATTTTTGTTTTTTCATCATGTGGATATGTAAACTGTAAAATACCCGATAAAAAACAATGTATTCCGCTTATGGAAAAAATAAGAAGCCAGCAAAGTAAACAGGATTTATATCTTAGAAGTATAGGTATTAACTCTAGAGATGGAATTTCTGCCTATAATGAGCCTGCTTCTCGCGGTATTTCATATTTTCCTCCTGAATCAAATGAAAGAGGATATTCTGAGAATAGTAATGAGGATGGAGAAATTCAAGAACTTGCTGAACAAGAAGCTGAAGAAGAAGAAAGGGCTGAAAAGGCTAAAAGGGCTAAAAAGGAGGCCTCTTGTTTTTATCGATTGGGTAAATTATTCTGTCGACGAGGTGGAGGGCGCTATAAGCAAACAAGAAAACAGAAAAATAAGAAACAGAGAAAAACAAGAAAACATCGCATTGTCATGAATTAGTTTAACGTCGTGACTTTACGACGTTAGTGATTTTACATTAATTCTAAGAAAATCATGACGTTATACGTATGTCATGTCTGCAAACAGGGCAGTGAACATTTGTCTGAAACCAGGTATCAATACATCCTCTGTGAAACGTGTGGTGGCAGAAATTCAGAGTGCGCCTTTCCGCTGCGCCTGAAAAATCATCCTGACAGACGGCACAGGTTCCATCTGCTACAGCCGTAGTCAGAGTTGTTGTGGTAGCGATTTGCTCTGCAGTAGGTCTCACGATGACTGGTTCCATAAAGTTAGCATCGGGCTGTCGTCTAGGAATTCCTTGAAGAAGAGTGGCAAGAATTGCAAGATTCATATTCGGCATACGATCAGATTGATTTGTAAGTCTAAAAATATCATCATACTCATGTGCCCCTTCCATTGTAAAAAAGGTAGGGGCGGGAGCAGGAGCAGGAGGAACAATAACCCTTGGCATATTATTTGTGGGAAGAGGGGTTTCTAGATACTGCTCTCGCCCATATGAAAAAAGATTGAAACGTCGCCGAGTCTGTGCCTGGACATAGGATAGCACTTGAGGAACAGTTGTAAAGGCCGCTGAATTATAAAGAAGCTCTGGGAAGTAATTGTGGATATCATCAAGAAGTCCAACACCGTAAACAGTTTGATAAGAGCTCATTTTTAGTTGCTATCATGCAACAATAAAATTGGCGATTCAAGTTTTCCACACCTCCGTATACAAAATGAAGGGGCAAGTAGGTCTCAGAAATCTAGGCCTCACCTGCTATGCGAATGCTGTGCTCCAATGTCTTCGTAACGTGGATCGTCTTCCATGGATTTTCAGCGATGGCCGTTATGATACTCTCTTTAAGAAGGATGCAAAGCAGAAGCGGCTTTTGAAGCAGGAGGTGGCGAAGTCGTTTGCTGAGGTCTTGAAGATGCAGGAGGAGGGTTCGAGGCCAAGTGTTTTGAAGCCTGCCGGTTTCTTCACGGCTGTTCGCACATGTGTAAAAGATAGTTGCTATGACCAGTTTATCCAGACAGCTCCTCACGATGCCCACGAGTTTCTGATGTTCATGCTGGAGACTCTTCACGAGAGTGTGAGCATTTCTGTGGAAATGCAGATTATGAAGAGTGCACCGAAGACGGAGGAGGAGAAGAGAGTGATCAGGGCTCTGGAGGCCTGGAAAGATGAATTCTCAAAGGAATATAGTCCTCTCGTGGATCTCTTCTATGGCCTGCTCCATGTTCAGACCAAGTGTCTCACGTGCCAGACAATCTCTCACCGTTGGGAGACATTCAATACCTTGAAGGCGGTCGTTCCAACGACTGCGGCTGCAGATGCTGTTGATGTTCTCTCCATGTTGGCCAAGGATCTGAAGGGAGAGGACATTGAGGGCTATTCGTGCGATAAGTGCTCTCCTGTTCGCACAACCGCCCATCGTGAGTCTTCTATCTGGCGCCTCCCCCATACACTTATCCTGTGCCTGAAGCGCTTTACCTACGATGGGCGAAAGATTAACACGAAGGTCACAGCACCTCTGGCTCTTGATCTTGCGACTCTCTTCTCAGAGGAATCTCCTGAGAAGAGTGCAACTACACAGTATGGTCTTCGCTCCATCGTAGATCACCATGGCGGAGCTGGGGGTGGTCATTACACAGCACAGTGTAAGGATAAGCATACGAGTCAGTGGCTTGTCTACAATGACGAGTCGGTTCATCCAATTGCGACCCCTATGTTCGGCGAGTCGACCTACGTTCTGTTTTATGAGCGCGGTTCTTCCTAGTTAAATGTTTACCAACACGCTTCTCATATCCTCTTAGTAATTTTTCACGATTTACGAACTCTTCTTTTAAATTACTATACGATGATTGTTGATAAGCAATAAAGGGATATGAAGATATTACTCTAAAAAAACTGCGATGAGCGTCATAGTCCATAAAGTAATTTTCTAGCAATAGAATATTCTTACGTAGATAGGCAACCTTCTCAAAATACTTTATAAACGGATCATATGATTTTTTGTGGTAATAGGTCCAATGTCCACCATGAGATATAATTGGGTATTTAAATATAATATTATCACCTACTTGAGCAATTTCAGTTAGTTTCAAACCGAAAAAATCAGTTATATCTTGAAAAAGAGCATTACCTCCCCAAGCACCGCCTGCATACATATCCCATTGATCTTCATGTGAGTCAAGCCATTTTTTAACTTGGATCCAGCGCTCTTCCCACCCTTTGGCAGGAAGACAATCATCTTCTAGAATTAATACGCTTGGCAACTTGTTTTTCTTAGCTAATTTAAGAACTTTTAGAAAACTGAAAATATTTCCTAGTCCTCCTGAACTACATTTTACAGCTGAGATACGCCGTAAATGCATAGACGATCCTTTGAACTCTTTTTGTATTTGTTTCCATCGTTCGGGCCGACTATCTAAATTAATAACATACGCCCACATCTATTGGTGAGACCAGAAATTAAAGAAGCTCTTTGAGCTTCTTTAATTTCTAGATCCATCACCATAAATGTCTAACGACGTTAATAAGCTCCAAGAAACTGTTCGCGCATCCCCTCTTCATGAATGAAATTCTCTAATGTAAGAGATGTCTTTTTCATAAGACCAAGAGTTCCCTTATCTCTTGCCTGAATGGCATTGAATGTATTGGATGAATGAATAATGTGAAGAATGGTCTTTTTCGTATTGATCTGGACCATTGGAATCGTGAAACCGGCCAGAAATCCGCTCTCAACCGCGCACGGCTCGGCGTTATCGTAGATACCCTTATACGATTGGCGCCAGGCTAGAGTGCAATTGAGGCCATGTCTCTCCGAATAGGGTCCTGTGCAGTAAATTGTATCTGTATCAGTATAATACATATACACTTTACTTGATCCTGCCACTAGAATATCAGGATTCTTCTCAAACGCCTCGACCACTGAACTTATACGCTCAGGAGGATAGTAGTCATCATCGTCCATCACAACCACAATATCACCCTGCGCCTCCCTCTTCAGAATATTCAGTTTGGCGCCCATAGGGAGCTTCTCTTCCAGAGGAATATACCGAACTCCAGGAACTCCAGAGAACAGATGCTCTACCTTTTCCTCTCCATCATCAAGGATCACCCATTCAGTAGGCGTGTAGGTCTGCGCTAGATACATCTTGATAAGACGAGGAATGAATCTAGCGCGATTGCAGGTTGACGTAATTACGGAGACGCGCATTGCTTCGTTTAGCGAAACGCCAAGCACCAATTTTTTGTCTGGTTAGGATAGAAAATGCCCCTCTGCACTGTGAATAAGTGGGGATGCGGCACGACAACAGAAAAGGTGCCTGATACCGAGGCTGCAAAAGCTATGAAGGAGAAGTTGGCGGCGACACTAGCTGAGAGGGCGAGACAGGATGCTCTGTGGCAGGCTCCCTCTGCAGCTGCATCTGCACCTGCTCCTGCTCCTGCAAAGAAGACTGGATAAAGTCCAGATTTGCTTTAAAGATTTGCATCATTTGATCTGCAGTAATTGCAATATCTGGATTCTTTTTCTTGAAGTTCACATAACAGATCCGATTCACAGGATCCCACGCCTTCGGATAAGATGTTGTAAAATAAAGTATCTTACATGAGACACCCTTGTCTCTCATCATTCTACTAAATTTTTCAACATAGAACTTCTCAGGTTCAGTAATTCCGTATTCAGGAAAATGTATAACACGTGGCCTGTCCCTCTCAACCCGAATAAAGAGAATCTCTTTTCCAGACAAAAGAAGATCTTTGAAACGCTTAATGCGCCGATCATATTTCTCTTTTATTTCTTTATGATGAGTGTCTGTCATTGTATTATGATAATCATGCGCAAAGATAATATTGTATTTCGTATTTGTTATATATGATTCCTCTTTTCCAGTAAAATGATTCTTGTAGACAAAGAATTCTTTCGTATTCAGATCCGCAAAATCCTCTTCAATCAATTTACAGATTGACCACATTGGACTTCCTGTCCAATCAAATACATATCGTTCATAGAACTTTTTATCTTGGTAACCAAGTGCTGATATAAACATAGAAGGGTGACATGTATATCCCAGTGAAACCGGAACCACATCAGGTATGTTGAGGAGGGCCTGCATTCTTATTTAACATCTGTTTTGGCATCTGCGAATCAAACGTGCCAAACATCTTATCCCAAATCGAAAAGCGTTTGCTGAAATTTACAGACGGCTTCTCATGATGGAGACAGTGATTCTTTGTATAGAGTTCAATCCCCAAACTCTTAGGAAGCCAGATACACTGCACGAAACTGGGCGTCTTCTTATCCACTCCTGAATGACCCGCAACTTCTGCAATGTTCTTATAGCAGAAAAGAAGAGTGAAGGTGTAATTAGATACAGGGACAATATATGAAGTAAGAACAAGAGGAATTGTATTTGTCATTAGCAGATCAGGTAATGAATGGTGAAATGTCGTATAGACAGTTGTAACTCCGTGTTCATGGTGAGTTGCGTGCGCAGCCTTGTATAGAGTTAAGTTGGAATGGAGTGCTCTGTGAGCCCAATAATAGAAGAAATCAAAGGTGAGTTCATAGGCGAAACTGATTGGAATAAAATAGATCAGATCCTGTGTATATGAAACAGTGGGATAAGTGAAGTTCTTGCTAATAATGCAATAACTGAGAGTATCAATGCACGTAGACTTGATAAATTCTCCAACTGGTAACTCACCCTTTTCAGTGTTAATTCCTTCCAAGGTCAAATAATTCTTGATCAGCATTAAAAAGAGGACAAGAAAAGGGTTCATTTGCTCAATAAAAAAGAAGACTGAACCGACAAGTAGAACACTTCCATTGACCAATACAAAATTTTGGATCGATCTATGGGATATCATTTCTATTCTACCCTCGTGACTTTTTATTAAGGAAGCTTTAGCTTCCTTAATAAAAATGTCCTACGACGTTTATGGTGGCAGGCCTCACAATTAAGGAAGCTCTCTGAGCTTCCTTAATTTTGAGCGCCACCGGTATTACTATTTTTTCTTGGATCTCTAAGCGTAGAGGTGCGTGTGGCTCTCATTCACCACCTTCTTCTTGAGGAACATCGTAACATGCTCCTTCTTCACCACGAAGGGGAGCTGGAAGTTGGGAATGTGAAACGGCAAATCCTTATTGTTGAAGATGCGCAGCATATTAACCTTCTGGCAGATCTGCTCGATGCACCGCTTCAGCTCGCGAACACCCGCCTCCTCCTTCGCATACTCCTCAATCACATGCTGGAGCACCTCCTTGGAGATATTCACCTTCTCCTCCAGATTCACCTCCTTCATGGCTGAAGGCACAAGGAAGTTTTCCGCAATTGCCAACTTCTCCTTGGAACTGTAGCCCTGGAGCTCAATGACGGTCATGCGATCAAGCAGAACACGATCCACCTTACTCAGATCATTGCCGCTGAAGGCGAACATGATCTTGCTGAGGTCCAGAGGAACACCCGTCAGATACTTGTCCTCAAACTCACTATTCTGAACAGGGTCCGTAAGATGAACAAGGAGATTCTGAACCTCCTCACCCTTTGCCGTTGTGGAGATCTTGTCAACCTCATCAAACATCAGAACCATTGACATGCTCTTGGCCGCAATCAGCGAGTTCACCACCTTGCCGCAATGGCTGCCCTCATAGACGAGCTGGTGGCCCGTGTAGGTGCTTGCATCTGAATCTCCGCCCAGCGAGATAAACTGGAAAGGCCAGTTGAGCGCCTTGGCAATACCATTCCTGATGATGCTCGTCTTGCCAATGCCAGGAGGGCCCGACAGCATGAGGCTCATGCCACGCGCTGACGGATTGGCAATCTTGCCAGCGATGAACTGGAGGATCTGGAGCTTGGACTCTTCCTGTCCATAGATGGCCTCGGACAAGCACTTGCTCGCGCGGTTCATGAAGGCCGCGCACGAATCCGTGCCATCGCCAATTCGCACAGGGATGTCCTTGTAGATACCAAGGGGGAGACTGGTCAGCTTCTCAAGCCAGGCGCGCTGCTTGAAATAATCGCCCGCGCTCGGGTCAAGATTCTGAAGACTGTTATACTTTGCCAGAACCATAGTCTGCGTATCAGGAGGCAGGCCCATCGTCAGAATACGGAACATCAGGTTCTGCGAGGCGTCGTTGACAGGCTTGCGCTCAAGAGCTGTGATGAGTTGCGCCTGCTTCTCTGAAGCCAGGCTCTTGAACTGGTCAATCTGATCATCAATCGTGTTGTCCTCGGGCGGCTTTGAGACAAGATCCACAAACTTCTTGACAATGTCAGACTCCTTCTTCATGTTGTGGCGCTTGGGGACCATACGCTCTGCAAAGCTCTCCTCTCCACCGAAGCCGCCGATACTGATGCTGATACCAGGATGACCCTCCTCATACTCATCCTCCTCTTCCCCATCATCTTCCTCATCATAGTCCTCCTCATCCTCATCCTCCTCATCCTCCTCGTCATCCTCAGACTCTGAAGACTCCTCAGACTCAGACTCAACTACCTTCTTCTTTGAAGACTTCTTGGGCTTAGGGATCTCTTCCTCCTCGGACTCAGACTCGGGTTCAACAACCTTCTTCTTCTTCTGAACAGACTTCTTGCTCTTTGTGCGTGCCTGCCGCTGAATCTTCTCACGAGCCTTGAGTGCAGCCTTGCGTGCTACGCGGCGAATCTCGGTCCTCTGCTCAGGCGTAAGGCCAGTATCATCAGACTCGCCAGCAGAATCGTCGGACTCTGAAGTGTAGGCGATCAGGCCGCGAATGTTTCCACGGCTGTCGACACTCTCGTCATCATCAGGGGGCGGCGCGCGTCCCTTCTTCTTGTTAGTCGCGGGTTGCTTGCGACCCGGGGGCCTGTCCCCGTTGTCGGCAGCATCCTTGTGCGCAGTCTTGGGCATCCTATGAAGAAGTTGGTTCTTCATTTAATGTCAAACGCAGTTATGCTTACTGATACAAAAACCTCGGCGTCAAATTTTTAGCTGTTATTACCGTCTATACTTATTTTTAAGGAAGCTCTTCGAGCTTCCTTAAAAATAAGGTATGACGGGTTATTAGTCGTTGGACATTTATTTTAAGGAAACTAAAGCTTCCTTAAAATAAAGTCACGACGTTAACGGCGTGACGTGCGGTTCTTGCGGCTGCCGCGGCGGTTCTTGCGCGTCTTGCCAACCAGGTTGCGGCCGGCCGCATTCACGCCACTCGCCGCCGCGAGGCCGACGTTGTTGACGGCCTTGATGCCGCGCTTCACGACGTTACGCGCCGTGTTCGTGGCAACACCGACCGTCTTGCCAGAGAAGTTAAAAAGACGGTGGAGGGGGCCATACAGACGGGAGGCGATGCCGCGATTTGAGCGAGTGCGCTTAACCATTTTCTACAAAGGCTTGGTATTTTTATTAAGAGCGGAGGATATCATGAATGTCCATGAAGATAAACCGCGTTTTTGCGGAACAGCTGCCGTAGTTTTCCTTATTGGCAAGAAGATCTTGATAGAGTTCAAGGAAGGGGGGAAGAATGAGTTCCTTCGCCTTTCGTGAGAAGGGTGTGCTTCGCCCCTTGAATACACGCGCCATTCTCGAAATACAATCCGTATACTCCTCTACAAGAATGGTCTTGTCGAGCAGAGGACCAGTTGTCTTGATCAGGCCAATAAGTTTAGAGAACGTAGCGCCGAGAACAGGCAGAGGCAGAATCTCCTGTTTAGCCAGCTCAGAGAGAAACTGGCTGTAGCCGAGGCGATACTTCTTTTCCGTATTCTTCTGCACAAAGGAGGCATAGTCAGCCCCCCTGTCTTCTGTCACCTCATCGAAGATCTCCAGATAATTATCAATAAGTGTCTTCATTTCATCAATAATCACAGTATACTTTCCAGAAATTTCAGCTATTAGCTTTGCATAGAGGGGACAGAAGATCTCCTCGGAAGCGGCCTTTCGGAAGACAAGTCGCATGAAGTCGCGAACAAACTCCTGTAGATCCGCCTCTCCACCTCCAAGAATCTGATAGAGGAAATCGCGAACATCACCGTAGGTGGCCGTGCTGAACTTGTTGAGCTTTGAAAGAATGATATTATTTAGGATCTTCTCCTCAACCGGCTGCATGCTATTCTTGAACTTACTCTGATACCGCCCTGCACCTGCCACGTATGTCGGAGGCCCTTCTACCGACTTAATGGAGGTAGGGGCCGTTGAAGGGCGGTGTGTATACTTCTGTGGCGCGGGAGGACCACGTCTCCAATCCACCGCCTTCCCTCCCATCTCCGCCAACCCCTGAAGGCTTGCAATTCTGTTGCAAATGTCTTCAGAAGGTCTATCAACCTTTGACTGGAGAAGGGAGGTTAAAAGATCATTAGAAATCGCGAGCGCCATTTCTTATCTGCTAGTAATCGCAGAGTTAACACTATCAATTTTAAACGAATAGAGCAAAAAGAGCAGCAGCATTTCCAGACTGACACCATAATGAACCCCACACTCTATTGTATAATTTATTCGTAATTACTAATGATGTACCCCATAAAATTACAAAGATAGCAGATAGGGTTCTATTCTTTAATGTGCCAATTGTATAAAATACAATAAAATAATAAGATAATAATAAGATAGTATTAAAAGGCGTATTATTAAATAGATTATTATCTAGATTCCAATCCAAATGATTATGCTCTCCCTTTTTAATACAGAGTTCTCTTGAACTTGTTTTATAATAATAAATAAAATAGGGAATTCCAATAAGAATAGATAGATATACTATAAGTGGATAGAGGTTTCCCCACCCAGCATTCATTTGCCATACAATAAGAGCTAAAATCATAGGTTGAAAAAATAGATATGTAGGTATCATTGCACTCACTATCTTATTTGTCAAATTACACTCTTGATTGAGCCATAAGATATATTCAAAAAGTTGCATTAATACACTAAATAATAAGATAAGCGCGACAGCTCTGTCTATCTTATTATTGCGTATCCATAGATAAATACATATGAGTGTTACTGCTGAAAACGTGCCAAGCGATACCTCGGCACTATAGCACATCTATTATCGGTGGCGCTTAAAATTTAACGCTTGCCACCATAAATGGCCGCGCTTTTTGCCTGCCTTTTGTTCCCCTCTCCAAAAAAGAGATGTTCGTAAAGGATTCAGGAATTGAAGTGCTCGGATCTATGCTGGAACTCAAAGCAGGTCCATCCGTTCTGGCCAGAATGGTATCTAATCCAGTCTCTGTGAAAAAGGCCACGTTCAGACGCAAAATCATTCGGGGTCTCAAGGATCAGAAACAGGAGAACTGGGCCGAGCTGGCCAGACTTGAAGCCCTCTGTAATAATTATTTTGACAGCATTGATGCGACGACCTCTACGGAGACACTTCACAAGGATGCAATTGGTCAGCTCTCTTTTCAGGGTGAACCGTTTCAGGCCCTTAACCAGATCCCCTTCTTTCTTTTTATCATGGCCATGTTCAAGATCTATGCAGTGCCTGCCATGGCCCTTGTTATGCCCCTCTTTGCTTTTATTCTTCCTTATTTCTTAATCCGCTATGTATATAATTTACCAATCCCTATTGATAAATATATTGAAATAATGAAAACAATGTGGTTTGGAAAGGATCAGAGCTGGATTCAAGTTGGCCTTTTCGTATTCAGTATGATACAAGGAATCATTCAGCCTATTCAGAATGCGCTCCATTACAGAACAACAGACAGTGTTGTCTGCGAAGTTGGAACGGCCATTATTCATCTGAAGCAGCGGATAGATCATCTCCGTGCTCGTCTCACCACACCCTTTAGACTTACAACTGTCTTGGATGCCTTTCCTGTTGACGACCCTCGGCGTTGCTTCATGATGGTGTTTGAAAATCGCCTCATTCTAAAGGAGGTGTTTGAGAACCTGGCCTCCTTGGAGCTTCTATGGAAACTCTCCCATTCAGATGAATTTAAGGAGGTAACCTTTCACAAGGGTTTTGGCCCCTATCTCAAGATTGAGGGTCTGCAGGACATGACCATTGACCCTTCTATCCGCGTGAAAAGCAGTGTCCTCTTAACACCGACCTCTCACCACTGCCTAGTGACCGGCCCCAATGGCGGCGGCAAATCCTCTTCAATGCGCGCCGTCTTGCAGAGTGTGATCATGGCGCAGACATTTGGCATTGCCTGTGTGGATTCCATGTCTCTTCGTCCTTTCCGAACTATTGTTTCAGGGCTCAATATTCACGATACTCCAGGGAAAAAGAGCATGTTCGAGGCCGAGGTTCGCTTCGCAGCCGGCCTTCTAAAGGCCAGACAGGGAAATACGCTAGTTCTCTATGATGAACTGTTCCACAGCACGAATCCCCCTGATTGTATACGAACAGCCAGGATCTTTCTAAATAGACTCTGGTCTATGGAGACAGTGGCGAGTTTTGTCAGCACGCACGTATTTGAACTTGTGGAAGAGGCGCCTCCGCAGATCCAGAGGCTGTGTGTAAAGGCGTCATGGGCTGAGAAGAGGCTCCGGTTTTCTTATAAGCTGGACGAGGGCGTTTGCAAAGTTTCCAGTGTCTACACGATTTTGAAGAGGGAGGGACTTTTATTGTCAGCTAAGAATAACGTCGTGACTTTATTTTAAGGAAGCTTCCTTAAAATAAATGTCCAACGACTAATTTGGTGATGGATCTTAAAAATAAGGAAGCTTGAAGAGCTTCCTTATTTTTAAGTCTCACCGTTAGATAGAATGTCTGTTGCAGCTATTTCTTACAACATGAGCGTTTTCAGCGCCATGGGGTATGCGGGTAATCTTGTTAAGATTGGAATGGGGGCTCCCAGAAATCGTCTGGCTGCTGGAATGCCCCCCTTTCCCAGTGAGGCCCGTTTTCTTCGTAGGGCCAAGCAGGAAAAGGATCTACAAACGGGACTTACAGTTACAGATTTTTTTATGAATGCAGTAAATCATCTTCATACAAATGTTGAAGAAATGAACAAGAAGACTCCTGTTGTAATGATTGGAATACAAGAATTTTATCCGCCCACTGGTCCCACTATTTTAAGAGGTCCCTTAGCTTCATATTCATCTTGGGTATTTAACAGTGATGGAGCTGCCTCTTGGAAAGATACAACAGTAAATAATTATGCTAACAAATATGGACAGAAAGTAAAGGGTATTCCCAATGACGCGTCAATGCTAACTCTTTGGCATGAGAAGCTAGGTCCTATGGTAAATCATTACGATAAAGATTTGGGCGAAGGTGGGGCTCCTGCGGATGGTGGTCGTCCGATCTCAATCATCTTAACAGAAAAGGGATATGTTCTTGTAAATTTCCATGGAATCAATCGTCCCAGATTCAGTCCTGGGCCTAGCACAGATGGAACTCTTTCAAACAAGGACAATGCTGCAGAACTAAAGGCATTAGTTTCAGCTCGCATCGGCGAAGCAATGGCCAAGTTTAAGGCAGAAAACCCAACTGTAGTGATAGATAATAAGAAGATCATCATAACATGCGATGCTAACGATAGAACGCACTCATTTGGAAAGGGTGGTAACTTTACGATCGATGGCACAGAGTTTCATGATGGTCACCTTGCTGGCGTAGGCGCGGATGGTCTGCCTACCTCTGGTGCACTCGCTTGCTGCTATAACTATGACTCAGTAGGTCTACCGTTTCCCAAGTCATCTACTGTTAGAAATGGTGTAAATGCAAATGTTGAACCAGGAGTTCCGCAGACAATGGGTATGGCGGGTGCTGAGGCTAAGTATGTATACACAGGTGACTATATTCTGGCAGCAGAAGGGGTTGTAACTCCTGTAGTTGCAGTTCCTAGCCCCCAGGATGAAGAGGGGGCATCCGTTGCGAGCGACCACATGATGGTGTATGCGATTTTGAATATGCCCCTCCAAGGCGGTAAAAGGCGGAAAACGCGCAAGCAGAAGAAGAGCAAGGGCAAGAAGCAGACGCGGTAAAACTAGTCCGGTAAAAACCATATAAAGTAGAAATGAAGGAAGCTGTCACGATTGGCCTTTTCCTTGTTCTCGTTTTTGGCGCGGTCTCATTCTATCTCTACTCCCGCCTCTCCTATACGGAGAAGCGCCTCGGCCTCATGGAGAACATGCTCCTTGATATCAAGATGGGTATTGACGGGATGAACAAGGAGGAGCCTGAGTATGCCCCCGAGCCTGTGCCTGGCGAACAGCCGCAGCCTGTCGAAGAGGATGAGACTGAGGTTCTGCCCGAGGAGGAGACCTACTACCAGTCAGTTCTGGCGTCTGCCGGCTCTTCAGAGGCGCGGGAGGAGAAGCAGGAACAAGCCACTGCTGAGACCCAGCAGCCGACACCGAACTATGAGTCCATGTCAAAGGATGAACTCGTTGCACTTTGCGAGAAGAAGGGGCTCAAGGTAGGAAAGCGTCCCGGTCGTAAGGATCTCATCGCAGCTCTTCGCAAAGGCGACAGCACCAGCAAAAGCGATGAGACCGAGGTCGCCGGTTCCTCCTCTTCCTCTTCAGATCTTTTTCCGAATGCTGCTCCCCTTAACTCTGAAGAGGTGGTTGCTGAAACTCTGGAGTAATGTTACCTCTAAACAGAGATGGACTCAAGTCTTTTCAGAATGGATAAAAGGCCCAGCAAAAGTCAATATGGAAATCCGTCCCCAGACAGCCGTTTTCCAGGGTGGGCAGGCCCGCTCTCGGATGGTCGTCTGGTAACGGATTACCGCCCTCATTGCGAGCTGAATGTTTCATCCAAGGTGCAAGAGAAGACGCGCATCTGGTTGCAACGCAATTCGGATGATATCATGGGAGTTACCAGACAGCGTCTTGCCACAAACTCAGGAATGATCTATGGTGTCAATGCGACTATTGTTCCTCCTCCGACCTATCAGATTAAATGCACTGCGGCAGGCTGTGAAACAGTTGCGACAGGAGAGGCAAATTCAATTGGAACGGAGCGGGAATCGCAGCCTCTTCCTTATCTCTTTGGAACCTACGAGCCTGTTATGTATAGCCGCTCAAGGCCGACGAAGACGGGCCTCAATACGGTATACGAGGGCGGACGGAACAGCCGGCGCTGACTTAAGACTATAAACATATAAATACAAATGGCACAGGTTCTTGCAACCCCAGAACCGAGGACACAGGTTCTTGCAACCCCAGTGCAGGTTCTTGCTTTTGACATTGGTATTCGTAATTTGGCCTGGTGCCTAATGAAGAAAACAGAGACAAACTATACTGTTCTTGGATGGCAGAACTATGATCTTCTGAGAGGCGAGGGAAATGAGACCGCGGCTAGCAAGGTCACATGCCACACCTGCTCCGCAAAAGCACTCTATAGTCACGGAACCCAGTCCTCCTGTGTCCGCCACTGCCCCGCAGCCTTTCCTCCTCTCCGTGATCTGAGTGGCGGCCTACTCAAGAAAATGCCTTCTATGGCGATCTCAAAGGAAATCCTGACTAAGCACTCGATCACCGGTGCAAATACGAAGGCAAAGGTGGAGGAGAAGCTTGCAACCCAGTATAGTCTCCCTATTAAGGTGGTCAAGGTAAAGAAGGCGGTGGATACCGAACTCACGATTCTTCACGATGCGATCCGCAAGTTTGTGATTGATCATAAGGATCTGTTTAGAACAGCCACTCACATTCTCTTAGAAAACCAGCCGGTTCTAAAGAATCCCACAATGAAGAGTGTGCAGATTCTCCTTTTTGCCACTCTACGCGATGTGCTACAGCCTGCCCCTCCCCAGCTTCTTCTTGTTCACGCAGGGAAGAAAGTGCAGGTGGACGCAAAGGGGGATGAGGGATACAAGGACCGAAAGCAGGCTTCCGAGGCGAAGGTGAGAAAGGTGATTGAAGACAAGGTGGTGGACAAAGTGACCTGGGCCACCTTCTTTGCCTCCCACACAAAGAAGAACGATTTGGCGGATGCGTTCTGTATGTGTGTAGATAAGCTCGGATGAAAAAAGATGGATCTGCCGGCCTTTAAGGATGCTCCGCCAGCCCAGTTCAGATTCTATATTATCTTTCACAAGTTTCTTACTTTAGAAGCCTATGAAAATGTTAACCCCCACTATCTCAAAACCTATTGTCGTTTTGTAGGTGTGAACCGAGCAATATCGAAGATTGGACCTGAGACACTAGCCCCCTATGTCTTTGAGGAATGGCAGCTTCCTGTCTACAATCCTCTCTATCAATTTGCTAAATACTGCGAGAGCAGTGTTTTTTTTCATACTATTTTAAATCCACAGCTCATGCTGGATCCTTTTAACTTTGTAGGATTTCTCCATTATGATATGGTGTTAGATAACAGGCTTTTTGAGTTCATTGAACATTGTATTGAACAGTATGGAGATTGTTCAAAGACTCTCTTTGTTTTCTATGTAGATGCAGCTGAACCCCATATTAATCAGAATTCTCTGAATAACGATAGATTTGGATATGACCTCTGGGAGAAGGTTATTGATATTTACAATGAAATGTATGGAACAAAATTTAGTTTAGAGGATGTTACAAAAAACGTCATTCCTCTCTACCATTCCTATCTGGTGCCAAAGGGTATCTTCAAGGAGATGATGGCCTTCGCAGAGCGTGCAATTCCGCGCATTTTTGATATGCTCGGCTGTGATATTACGCATCTTCCGTATCACATTGAGCGCTGCCATGGAATATTCTTGCTTCTACATACAACTGACAAGAAAATAGAAAGATGGCTTCAATTGCCCGGTATAGATCATCGCGATGATCTGAAGGATCCTTGGCAGAAAAGCGCGTAAGAATGGAGTTTAAAAAAGGCGAACCAAAACCAAGAAAGAAGATGTCAGGAGGTATCTCACTTCGCGAAATGGAGGAGGTTGCCTTTTCACTTGGCGGACCTAGTGATCTTGGTAATATAATTGATATTACGGATAGCAATGATGCGCTCGGACTCGGCATGTTGGCCAACCCCTCAAAATCGATGGGCGCCGGCGAAATGAAGACATTCAGCGTAGCACCGGCACAAGGCCCCACAGGTCTTTCTGATATTGAAGTGGCGGATATTGGCTCTGAGCCGATTACTCTTAATCTGGGCGGAGGGTCCCAGGTGCCCTCCTCTTCACCAATTGAGATTGAGTTCAAGCATGCCGAGACGGACAGAAATGTATTCTCCAACCTGCAAACGGCGACGGGTCCGACGATCTCGCTGAGCCCTGCACCGCAGCGTGGAAACCCTGAGGAGGAGAAGAAGGAGAAGATTGAATACCTGAATAAGCTCCAACGCCTGGAGTCAAAGGGATTTCAGCTGGCTCGCCGTTTCACCATGGACAATGCACTCGACGAGATTAAGCAGGAGTATATGCGTCTGATGGATGCGCGCAACCTCGAGGTCTCTCTCAAGTTCCAGCGCCAGGCCATGATCGGCGTGGTGACGGGCATGGAGTGGCTCAATGGTCGTTTTGATCCCTTTGACATCAAACTTGATGGTTGGTCCGAGTCTGTTCACGAGAATGTGGAGGATTTCGATGAGATCTTCGAGGAGCTCTATGATAAATACAAGGATCGTGGAAAGATGCCGCCTGAGCTGCGTCTGATGACGGCGCTCGCTGGATCAGGCTTCATGTGCCACGTGAGCAATACGTTCCTCAAGTCGCGCATGCCGTCGGCGGATGACGTTTTAAGGCAGAACCCTGATCTGGCGCGCCAGTTCGCACAGGCGGCTGCACAGGGCGCGGGACCTGGCTTCGGTAACTTCATGGGAATGGCCATGGGTCAGACGCAGCCTCAGGGTCAACAGCAAGGGCAGGCTGGCGCCTTCTTCCAAAGCTCGCAACAACAGCAGCAGAGGGCGCCGCAGGCGGTGGCTTCCGTCGAGCAGGAACCGGTCAAGCAGACAGCTCGCAAGGAGATGAGAGGGCCGACGGGAGTTGATGATATTCTCCGCAGCTTTGAGGAGGCGAGGGCCAGAGAGCCTAGCTCTTCGCGCAGCGAGCAGGCCGCGGTAGCCGCTGTTGAAATTCAGAGTATGGCGTCAGACGATCTCCAGAGCGCTGTTGAGAGCACACGCACTGGGCGCACTGGGGGTCGTCGTAGAAGACAGGTGACAGGTAATGTTGTGAACTTGGCCCTTTAATTAACGTCATGGCGTCAAGTCAAAGCCCCTTGGATATGACCAATATTGGTTAAATACACCTCATGAAGATCATACTTCTTTCTATCCGTATTCTTAGGCGCAGGAGCAGCTTGTCCTTTTGCAAGCTTATCCGTTAGCTTTCTGTAAATATCAGCCTCTTCAGGCGTTAAAACAGTTGCTTCAGAACCAGAGGCCATCTCTTCATGTTGAGAGGGCCCCTCGTTTTTTAATACATAGAGTGAGCTCTTTTCATTGAAAATGTATCTGAGCACAATGATGGCAACAATAGAGAGCCAGAATGCGACCGATACATTACGTGTGGCCACGAAGCACACCACAAAAATGAGAATGGCGCGAACCCAGGTTGTCTGAAAGAACTTTTCCTGCTCCTTTGACACTTCCATAGCGAGAAAACGGCCACCCAAGTTCAGAAGAATCATTGTGACGCCGATGAAATACGGATTGGTATTGAAAGCAGCAAGGGCTGTTTCGATTGGATTCAATGGGCCTGTAATCATTGGAGCTATAAAGGTTGGTGCCGTCGTCAGGCTCATCTCTGCTATTATCGTGACTTTTTGTCGGAGTGATTGAAATCAGTCCCAAGGTTTTATGAAATGCGGCATATCCATAAAGTAGAAGAAAAGAGCCAGTCCTACCATCATGCCCACGCGAGGGCACCATGCAATAGAGGCCGCAAGGAAAAATATTAAGAGAACTCTCCAGAGAGGGTGCACATAGAGGGAAACAAGAGCCTTAGGATAGGGTGTTTGAACAAGCGCGCCATAATAGAGATTCCAAATGAAAAATAATGTAATTACTACAAGACGTGCTGCATTGTCTATTTTGTTTACAGGATCCATATCCTTCCTCTGCTTTAACAGTGATACTTAATTTTAAAAAAGCTCGAAGAGCTTTCGATAACGATTAACGGCTAGAAGATTTAGAATCTTGAACAGAGGAGCGAGCCTGTAGATCATCATCCTGAACGGCAGCAGTCTTCACCTTTTCAGCCTCGATCGCAACGGGGTTCTCATTCAGGATCTCTTCCACCCACCATCTCTTCTTTTCATCTACAAGCTTCAAACTATAACTAGTATTCTGAAATCCTTCATATGAACCGGGAACGGTTGAAAGAACAAGTGAAATGAAGATAACGGCGAGGATACCATAAAACCACCCATCCGTCATTAGAATACCATACAGACCTAGGAAAAGAAAGAGGCGACCAACTGTTGTGGAGGCTTGCTGTCTGATTTCTATAGGAATACTCGTGGGAAAGGTGATTCCTAAAACTAGAAGGATCGTTATAATGACCTGAACATTGCTTACGTGTTTCATGGAAAAATCTACTAGTATATTTCTCACGCCTCCAATCATCACCGGAGGAACTGTGGGTGCTGCCATCTTCTTTTTCCCGATATGATTTTCTAATGGAAACATCAGAGTGGGATGGAGTTTTGTCTCCTACAGGATGTATTCCCAAATTGGAAAAAAGATATGGAAGGCCCTACAGAAGCCAATATTAGTGCTGGCTGCACGGATATGAAATCGGCGGAGAGGGCCAGAAAAGAACAGAAAAAACGTGCTAAAAAATGCAAAGATCCTTCTCTTCGTTACCTGGAACCCGATGCAGACCGCCCGTCGTTCGCGAACAGGGTAGAGGAAGAGGTTCTTCCTATGAATTCAAAGACGGGCATCGTAAGTGGTGGCGAGGAGGGCTTCCAGGTTCAAGTTACGACTCTTCCGAAGAATCTTCCCGGGACCAACGCGACTCCTATTCAAATCACACCGAGCTACTTTGGAGCCTCAGAAGATGACGATAGTGAAGAGGGGTTTGCATCATTTACGAATATAATTGGTGACAACCCTGCTTATAAGCTCATGCCTGATGAGGCTACCCTTCCTACACCGTCACTTGACGAGGCATGGAAGCCGCTCACTCCCTCTGGTGCGCCGACTGCCTTTTTTCAGTATCTGAAGGCTCCGATGGCCGATGCTCCGCGTGCTCCTCCTTCTTATCCTACAACGTTACTAGCTCCTTCTGAACATTTATCTTCAAAGTTCGATGAGATTTTCAAGCGTCTGGATCAGCTTGAAAATGAGAGACGTCAGTCCACACAAACAGAAGTGTTGCTTTTTGTGGGGAGTGGTTTAGTGCTTCTCTGTTCACTTGACTTCCTTACGCGTAGAGCGTGATGCCTTTGACTTCTTAGACTTTTTCGTTTTCCGCTTCGGGGCACGAATATGTCTTTTACCACCCCTGCTAGCTTTTGCCTGTGCTTCAGGTGATATATTTTCAAAACCTTTGAAAAAATTACTCGATGGTGCAGCAACAGGTTGCGCAGCTACCAAAGGTTGCGCAGCTACCAAAGGTTGCGCAGCTACCAAAGGCCGCGCAGCTACCAAAGGTTGCGCAGCTACCAAAGGTTGCGCAACAAGAGGTTTGGGTGCGGCTGCAGGTGCAGCAAGAGGTGCAGCACTCTTTGATTTTCCAAACGGCCCAAGAGCTTCCAGAAGTCTGGATCTAGATGTTGTCTTCAAAGTGGAAATCACTTGTTTTCCAACCCTATTGTATTCACCAAGATTAATGTTGGCTCGAGCCGTTCCTGGCAGAGGAGGAAGAGTAGGCGCCATTGATCTAGGCTCAGATCCAAAAGAGCTTGCCGCACCGTGTAAAGTGTGCTGCTTATTAATCAAGAACTGCTCCTTCTGCCGCCTGAACACTTCATCGAGTTCGGCCTGTAGTTCCTGTGACTTTGTCTTGTAGGTCTTTGTCATTGTATTCAGCTGACTCTGTGTCTTTGCATTTACATTCTTCTGCAAAGAAGTCCAGCTTGCGGCATTGCCCTTTTTCTTTAGAGCAAGCGCCTTTGTGAATGTATCCTTTCTCATTGTTTTAAGACCATCCTTGAAACTTGCGAATGTCTTATCTGCAGCTGGGGGGGTGAGGCCGTAAAAACGCCCTTCAAGAAGTTTAGTGGGAACATCACCGAAGGATGCGATTGGGTTTCCATCTGCCTTTACAAATTTACTTTTGACCGCGGCAGCAACATCATAATCTGTAAATGTTTTATCAACATAAGAAGACTTTGTTTTGAGTTTTGGATCTCTGAGCCTGAGATCAGATACGCTTTGCTTTCTGTCGAACCATGGCTTTTCCGTCGCCTCGGCTTTAGGAAGAGCTTCTTTCAAATCCCAGTCAACTCCCTTTGTAAGAGAACTAAAAGCCCCTGTTTTTATTATTTGTAGGTCCGTAGACATCCCTACTAAGGAAGAGGATTTTACTTATCGGTGAGACTTAAAAATAAGGAAGCTCGAAGAGCTTCCTTATTTTTAAGATCCATCACCAAATTAGTCGTTGGACATTTATTTTAAGGAAGCTAAAGCTTCCTTAAAATAAAGTCACGACGTTAGCATGGTTGTTTTTAACTTATATCTAACGGCGTTTTGTTGCCTTACCCTTGCGACTGTGGCGCTTTCTGCTGCGGCGACCTCCGCCGAGTCCAGCAAAAGGGTCTGAATGACTTGTTGATGAGTTAGTTAAGGGAAATCCCATACTAGTAAGTTCCTTCTCGAATTCAACGGGATTTAGACGAGGCGCGGGAGCAGGCGCGGGAGGAGCAGCAGCGGGAGGAGCAGGTGTAGGAGGAGCAGGCGCGGGAGGAGCAGCAGCGGGAGGAGCAGGTGCGGGAGGAGCAAGTCGACGTAACTTCACAGGCGCGGCCACAGGCGCGGCCGCAACTGGTAGATTGCCCTTTTCTGAAAAGCCTTTAAGGCTTGAGAGGCTGCTAAATCCAAATGCATTATCTAAGGGAGGGGGGGGCTGACGTAACGGTATACCCTTCTTTATATTCGCCTTTAGATTGACAGGTAATCCCTTTGGTTTACCAGTAGAACTATTTACTGATGAGTTAAGTCTATTACGAGTATTAACTTTCCTTAATGCATTAATGGCGCTAGTCATAGAAGAGATAGGTGGAGGAGCAGCAGCGGGAGAAGCCGCTGCTCTAAGTTTAGCCGCCCTTGCATTTTCCGGATTCAGATGAGTATAAAGAGGGTTTGCATTGCCTTTTTTTACAGGTGCAGGCTGCGGAGCCGCAGCGGGAGGAGCAGCAGCAGCGGGAGGAGCAGCAGCGGGAGGAGCAGCGGGAGGAGGTGTCGATTCAAATCTAAAACTCGTTCGCACCTTTTCAAGTGAATCAATTAGATTAGGATTACTATTCTGTCTGGCTAACTGTTTATTCATCTCCCATGCTATTACTTGCTTACCAGATCCTAATATACCATTTGCCTCTGTTTGAAGTGCAACCTTCCCCTTTGCATCTACATATTTTCTGGTGTCTTTATAAGTTTTTTCTAATTGACTTAATAAAGCGGCAGTATATGCCTCATAATCTAGCTGCATTTTTGTTAAATTACTCTTTATCTGTGAGTTAAGTTGTTTCCGCGTTGTGTTCCATCTAGACTGTTTTTCTGCATTCGCCCTATTTGCAAGAGCTTGTTTAGCCTCTTTCTCTTGCCGCTTTACTAAAGCAGCTTGTGCTACTCTCCTCTCTTCTTCAAACCTACCAGCCCTCCGCGCTGCTTGCTCGTTACGTGTCAGAGCTGCGTGTTTAGCATTATAACGGCGAGTATAATTGGCCAGTTGAGATTCAGAATATACTTTTTCAAATGTATTAAATTTAGCTTGGGCAGCGATTGGATCTCTGGCATAAAATCGCCCCTTTGATTTTTTTAAAGTCCGTTTCACGAGTGAAGGCATAGTGGCAAGTGATGCATTTAAATTTTTATATTCACTAAACTCTTTGTTCACAAAGACTCGATTTTTTGAAACACTCTTATTATTTTTTTTCCAGTTCTGCTCGTCCTTAACTTTTAAATTATTTTTAACGCGAACCCAGTTCTTTCCCTCCTCTGCGGTTTCAAAAAGGCCTAGTCTAACCTTTTCGCCTTGCGCCACGGGCGCAGGAGGCGCCACGGGCGCAGGAGGCGCCACGGATGCAGGAGGCGCCACGGGCGCAGGAGCCACTTGGGCGATAGGCGCAGCTCTTCCCCAAGTTGTGGGATTATACCAAGATCCGCCACGTTGCATTCTATTAAGTGATAAGATTATATCAATTAGTAGATTTTAATTAAAGAATTTACTTAGTAACAGCCAATATTCTTATTAGCTGTCTTTGTAAATCATTACAATTGCTATGTCCTGCAGGCCGAACATTCACTGCGTGACCTGTTTTGGTATTTTCAATTCTAACTGATCCATTCGCCCCCTTAGATGTAACAACACCTGAGGGACCAGAAGGAGTAGGAGCCGTAGTTCCAGTTGCAGCGGCGGCAGCCTCAGCGGCAGCGGGATCAGCGGCAGCCGCACCAGGGGCAGCCGCTCCTAATGCCGTAGCACCCGCGGCGCCTGTAGCACCTAGAAGGCCAGATGTGAGACCAGATGTGGTCTTAGGCGCAGCGGCAGCAGTGGTCGCAGGCTTCGCGGTAGCAGTGGTCGCAGGCTTCGCGGCGGCAGTGGTCGCAGGCTTCGCAGCTGCAGTTGTTGCAGGCTTCGCGGCAGCGGCAGCGGCAGCAGGCTTCGCGGCAGGCTTCGCGGCTGCAGGAGTGGTAGGCTTCGCGGCTGCAGGAGTGGTAGGCTTCGCGGCTGCAGGAGTGGTAGGCTTCGCGGCTGCAGGAGTGGCAGGCTTCGCGGCTGCGGCAGGCTTCGCGGCAGGGGCAGGCCCACCACCCTTCATCCGCCGACTCAGCTTGCGACTCGGCTTGCGAGTCTTTCTATTTACCTTGCGCCCCTTTCTGGTTACTTTACGCACGGCCATACTTAAAATACCTTAAGAAATAAAAGCGAACCCAGGATATTTCTCGCGAAGCTCCTGCAATAACGTGGCAAACGCCTCCGCAGGCTCAAATCCAGCCGAATTTAGCTTAGGTTTGTTCACATACAACCTACCAAATAGGTTTTTGAGTGTAGTTTTATTAATTACAATAAGATCCAGATAATATTCACCCCCTTCAACCGTAGGCTCTGTTCCTTCGCTTAGGTTCACATGATCGAATGGGGTAATTTCAGAAGGCCATGTCTCAGGATCTGATTCGGGGGCCTTCTTTTCCTTTTTTCCTAGAGGCGAAGGCAAAGGCGAAGGCAAATCCTTCCCTTTCATAAATCCATGAGTAAATACCTTATTCAAAAACTGCCGCGTCGTATCGCACGATGCTTTTGCCAAAATAGATGTATCTTCAAAACACTTCGTTACAACAATACTTGTCAGAAACTCGCCCACTTTCTCTTTCCATATAGACGATCCAAAAATCTCCGCGCACAGTTCTGGTGTCAAATTCAGATAATTCAGAAATGCAGCCTCTTCATTTGAATAGAGACCCTCTAACCAATTTACCTTTACACCATTTCCTTCCAGAGGAATCCGAAATACTCGCTCAACCCCATCAATCTCATGCTCGAACAGAGGCGCATTAGAATAAAACCGCGAATTGTCCTCGGCTCCCTTGAATTCTCCAGCTAAAGGTGATAAATCTAGACGTCTGCCGTCAACTGTTCTACATAAGATAGGAGGCTGCTCTTTTTCGCCTAGTCTGAACAAAAACGTGGTTTCACCCGATGCCACCTGCAAAGGACTCTTCAGATCTTTTTCACTTAAGACTGCAAGAAGATTCTCGCACGCTCCCTGTGTTTTAACTATATTGGTCAGTCCACTTCCTATAACCATACAATACTTCTGAAAACTCGTATCCTCTGTTGTGGAAGAATTAATGGCAAAGGCCCTCCTTTTTTTAAGCAACATTCTATTGATTGAAGGAAAATTTGCATTTCTGCTTGTATAGATCTGCTGGCTATGAGAAAAGATTATACCTTCGTAGTTACCAATCTTCCTTTGTAAAATAAGATGGGATGTGCTCAGAAAATTTAGAAGAGGATATTGCACCGAAAGTTTCTCATATAAGGCGCATCCTGTCTCCCACATGGTATCTCCCTCTTCGCGAATCACATAGACAGAACCACGATTCAGTTCATAGAAACGCAAAAATAGATATAGAAGAGAACCCTGCTTTTCCTTTCCAAATAACGGCCCCATGAAGACAATTATATTTCCTTCTTGAATCTTATCGTCTCTGAAGAGTTCACTTTCATAGAGGAACTCGAGAACATGGAGAAATTGTGTTACATTTCCCTTGATAGGAGGAACAACAGCAATTCTCTTTACAGAAGAAGGCAACACTTCAACAAGAGTGCTGGCTGGAATTTTTGAATGTTGGACTGCATTGAGAGGCTCGCAGATTTCATATAGAGGAAGAGAGGCAAGTTGTTCTTTATCTGACGAGTCATATCGCTTCCACTTGTTCATCATATCAGTGATATATTTCTTAATCATTTCAAGAAGTTTTACCTTTGTCTCTCCCGTGTAAATAGATGCTTCCACATTTTGAACATATTCCTGTATTTCTGCCATCTCTTCTTGAGTGATTAGGGGATTGTAGACTTCCACTTGCACAGGATGGAGGGGGGGTGGGGGTGCTGTAACTGTTTGCTTCTGTGCCTTTTGTGCTTTTGGCGCCTTAGGAGGTGAAGGGTTGCTAGGCTGAAGAGATATATTTGGGCGGAGTTTTGATGTCTTTATAGGAATAATTGGACCTTTTCCATTTGTTTGTTGCGTGCCAGGCGCAAAGGTGACTTGACCTCCTCCCTCTTGTTCTTCTGCTTCTGCTTCGCCACCACCAACCACCTTTTGAATAGGAATATCCTCGCCACCCTGAAACATTGTAGCACCAGCATTATATCCATCCGGTGCAGCACCGCCTCCACCCATGACTTTTGTAATTGTTTCTGTTCCTCCTGAAAACACACTCACCTCTGGATTATGTCCTTGCGGTGCGCTCATCCTGTTGCCAACTCATAAAAAAATACGGCCACAGGTTACGTCATGACTTTATTTTAAAGAAGCTTTAGCTTCTTTAAAATAAATATCCAATGACTAATAATCGGCCTAAGAAGTCCCACCCTCTTCCATCAGATAATGACAGACGCCACGCAGATTGATCCTGACCCGCAAACTCGTCGCCGTAAGATACATTGTAAACAGGAACTCATCGTGGCATCTTTACAGCGCTTCTACAATGATAGAGAAGATATTGATGAGATTCTCCAGATTCTCCAGGGAACCTCTGTCATTAGCCTCCGTCTCATTGACTGGTTCGTAACGAATTATGCCAAGGCGCACAGCACATCCTATATTTTGAACAATCAGGAGTTTCTAGTTTATCTTAACTATAAGAGTCAATTAAAGGCTTATAGTAAAAAGTTATTTGATCCGTTCTGCCGCCGTGAGCGCATTCTTTTTCAGATTGGCACTGTCGTCCCTTTTCTTACAACCGTCGGAAAGCTCAATTTCTTCCGCTGGGCCATTGAAAAGGGTATTCTTGACCATATCCGTTCTCACATGCACGAAATTGAAAAGGAGATGAATGAATTCATGCGCACTATGCAGAAGGAGAAGAAGTCACAGGCATCAAGCACGGCGTCAAGCACTCAGAGTGGAAGCACAGTCCTCTCTGCACAGACCTCCTCTACCAAGAGCTCCACACGCAGAAGGATAGTCAACAAGGAAATCTCAACTGTGAAGATTATGCAGAAGCATGAGATGGCTGTTGAGGTTAGGTTCGATTAGCGTCGTGACTTTATTTTAAGGAAGCTTTGGCTTCCTTAAAATAAATGTCCTACCCTAAGGGACGGCCTTGGCCGGCACTTACGACGTATATGGTGGCAGGCCTCACAATTAAGGAAGCTCTCTGAGCTTCCTTAATTTTGAGCGCCACCGGTAGGCCTTCTATAATCCTTCGTAATATCATCTGTTCTCGGCCGAAGCAGTTCATAGGAGAGTAAACTATTCATATTATTGGACTCCACGTATCCTTCGGGAATCCAACGGCTTGTAAAACCTCGCTCGAGAATGCGTTTCGTTTCTTTCTCACCTCCCTTATCTTCATGCACAACACTCCTCAGCTCTCGCACAGCATTTCGCGGATCATTGGCTGGATCATATCGATCAAAATAAGGATTCATTCCCATTTGCGGTCCATTGGCAATAAAGGGCTGGCTTTGTCTGTAGTCATTGACTGTTGTTCTTGAATTGATCGGATTCATATCAAGTAAGACTCTAGCCCCCTTTTCATCATGACGATCATGGGTGAGCGACGGTCCATCTGTCTGCCATTGCTCAAAAAACCGGGCATTTACTGTGTCACGTGTAGAGGTCTCTTTTCTTGCGCGTAATTGCATAGAAGGGGGAGGGATTCTTGGCTCACCAGCGTAAAGGAATGGCTCGTTCATACCTAATTAGTAGAGGGTATGTTTATACTTCCATTTATTCACATCAAAAAGAAGTCTCATTCTGTTATCCAGATTTTTCTAGCAAAAGGGGGCACAGCTCTTCTAAGAGCTGATGATCCTGCGGCCTTTTGTAAAGAGAATGATATCCCTTTTTCTTCTATTAGACAAAAAGACAGTATAGCTTTTGTGAATGTTATCAAAGAGGAGCTACAAGGTGAAGCCTTCTATTCATTTCACGAGGAGGAGACGGAAGGACTGGAAGTTTGGAAGACATTTATCTGGATGGGAGAAAAGGATACTGATCTTCTGAATGTTAATAAGCAGTATAGCCTGTATCCTACCCTATCAGGACACAGCCCCTATACTTTATTAGTAGATTGCATGGTCTAAGAAGATAGCACCTTATCTATCTATATGAATCCTAACCCCTTCCCCACAAGAAATAAAACTTTACGGAGGGGGGCAAATACTGACCTGAGCGGTGCTAGGGTTCGTGTTGATTATGCTGTAAATGAGAATCTTCAGCGTCTTCTTGACTCGGAGGCTACGACAGCATACAAGAAGCCGTGGCATCGTCTAGAGAGGGGTCTGCGGATTAATCGGTTGCGCCAGTTCTGTCAGGACATGATGGAGAAGCGACAGCTAAAGCAGGCAGAGACGGATGCTCTCTTTGCACTTTTGATGAAGGCGCTTGATAAGAAAATTCTGAACTCAAAGACAACTGTTTTATATGATACGGAGACTGAGAAGATCACGGAAATTAAGAATCTTGTTATGCATCAAAATGCGGAAGGTAATGTTCTGTTTCAGTTGGTGGAGAAGAGAAATGCTGTTACATTTAGGAAGAAGGCTGGCGCTGCTGCTCCTGTTGAGGCGGAGGCTGAGCAGCAGGCTTGACGCGTGCCAAGGGCGCGCTAAAGGTCGGACCACCGATCTGACGCGCGCTAAAGGTCGGACCACCGACCTGACGCGCGCTAAAGGTCGGACCACCGACCTGACGCGCGCTAAAGGTCGGACCACCGACCTGACGCGCG